ACTAGTATGGAATGAGGAGTAGTGATTGTCAATTATGTCACCGATGAAAATGACTTGATTGCAGTTGTATTTAGCGTATGTCTCCTTGCAGAAATCAAGGTAACCATCAAGGACAAAAGGAGCATGAACATCCCCGATAACGAGAATCCTACGCTCCTTCTTATTGATATTGTCGTATGCTACTTTCTTGTTACCACTAAGTCGTGGTCTGTAATCCTTCTTATAGTTCATCTTGTAGGGATTCAAGCACACCGTTTAGATTCTTAATAAGACTCTTAATCTCCTTCCTAGCCTTCTTATGCTCACGGTCTATAAGAGATTCGTAAACCTCATTAGTAGAGTCGTGTATCCCTTCCATTAATAAATTGATGTGCTTGATTCTAGTGTGATGGAGATTGGATTTTGTAGACATTTGATTATGAGTCCATTGCATTTAGGAACGTAGTTCCCATCGTTGGATTTATTGTTTTGATTAGTTTGTAAATCTTTTTTGACTTAACCCTAACGTCAGAAGCTTCCTTCTTTGTAGAGTCAACTCCTAAGTTCGTGTACATCTTACAATCTATACGCAACAACTCATCTAGCTTCTGCCTCTCTGACCAAGTTTTAAACTCGGCTATCTTCTCTATGTCGCTATACGTATACTCCATTGTAAAATCTATTTAGTTTTTTCTCTATCTCTCTTTCCGTATTAGGTCTAGTCCTTTGTCTTATAATCTGTATAAGGTTTCTATACTTATTATCTTCCTTTTTAAGGAGAGAGTTATCTTTAATTAAAGCATCATTCACCAAATATAAATCTTTTATTTTATTTTCCAAGGAAATTACTTGTTTTTTTAAATCATTTACTGTATTCAAACCATGAACCGGGTCGTATCCATCATAAAACAAGGTTCGGCACTCTAAATATTTAGCTCGTAAAACCTCATCATACTTGACTATATCTTGAAATTTAAGCCAATAATTATGAACCGTTGCATGGTTACAATTAAAAGTTCTAGCAATGTGGCTAGAGCCTAAGTTTAAATCCTTGAGTATATCGCAGTAAACCATTCTTGCGTTTACGTACTTCCTTAACCTTGTCTTCTTTGTTAAGTCTAAGGCAAATACTCCGTTAACTATCCTCTTGAGTTTCTCCTCCTGTTGTTCCTTCAGTTCCATTTGATGTAAGTGTTTTTTGGTTTGTAATTAAATCTAAGTATTCGTCCAACTCTATTGGTATGATGTCTAAGTACACAGCCTTCTCGCCCTCCTGCTTGAGATATTCTATCTCAAAAAAGAATGGCACTTCGCCCTTAACTACGCCACCAACCATTTGAGTTAGTCCGTTTAGTGATACTAAATCTTCTTCGTGGTTTATGAGTTGACGTACAACCTCCTCTTGGATATTATCGGGATACATATCCAACTCCTCTATAAAGTAAACGTCAAATTTAAGAGTCGTCTTCTTCTCCCCCTCGGTAAACTTCTGTTCTGAATCCATATCCTTTTAATTCTTTTAGTCTATACTCCTGCAACTTTGATACTTTTCCTGTTGGCCTCTTCACCTCGCTGAATAAAACATCTGCGTTAGGCTTGAAGGCAACTAAGTCGGGAATCCCATTCTTATTAGTCTTCACTAACTTGAGGACATAATAACCTTCGGACTCCAACTCCTTGATTCTTTTAGATTGTATCTGTTGCTCTGTCATTTTATAAAGATACTAAATCCAAATCTTTTCTAACGTATAAATCTTTTGATACTAATTTTATAGCACCCTTCTTAATACCTTTATCTAACAATTTTCTTACATTTCTTTTAGATAAACCTCCTTTACCTAAGGTTATATAAACATTATTAAGGCTAAAGGGTTTAGTGCTTTTATTTACCTTCCTTAAAAAAGTAGAATATGCATCAGTAGAGTTGGTAATTGATGCTGTATTGTATCTGAGTCCGTTTCTATTTTTCATAGTAAATCTTTTTTAAAGTGTCTAAGTGTATAATCCTTCTTCTTTGTTACTGCTTTGTATATGTCTGTCTCGATGCCGCCCTTAGAGAATATCCAATAAACTCTATTCTTAAGCCTGTCCTTGGTTGTCATCCTGTCCTTTGACTGCCAATAACTCGTAGCACTAAAGTCAATATTATAGTACACTAAGTAGTCAGCATGCTTAAGTGATATTCCTTCACGCCCACTGACAATCTGAAGCGCAATATTATTATCGGTAGTATCAAATTCATACAACTCTGTTGTTAAGTCATCGCCAAAGACCTCCTTCAAAGCTTTAAGCTCCTGCTTAAACTTATAGAATATCCCAATCTTCTTACCCTTGAATCGCTCCTTTATAAACTTTGCTTTGGTGTAATCCAATACCATTGAGTTACCACTCTCAAACTTTATAGTTCCCGAATAGATTTGGTGTAGCTTCATCATCAGCTTCACGGGTGTGTCAGCTAGGATAACATCCTCCTCACCCTCAATGACTAAGTCACGCTTCAACCTGTTGGCTATCTCGTAAGTCTTGTCTTCAAGCTGAACCTCAAGCACATTCTCCATAGTCTCGGTGACAAACCCCGCATCCTTCTGCGTTAGCGATATGGTATATGGCTTCATCTTTTCTATGATAGATTCATTACCTCTTGTGTAATCCTTTATCATCATACCGTTTATTTTTCGCTCTCTAACATCTACATACCTATCACAGAACCTGTAGAAGTTCTTGAAAGACTGAAACGGGTTACCGTTTATACCGTATACCTGATGGTACATCTGACTATACGACTCAGGTGACGGTGTACCCGACAGCAGGATAACCTTTGCCTTAGTCTTTAGTATCAAATCCCTAACAGCCTTCGCTCTTTTATTTGGTTTAGGGAATGCTCCAAGGCCGTGAGCCTCATCACATATAATGACATCCCACTTAAGGTCGGGAGCTTTGTGCATTGACTCGTAGTTGATTGTAAACATCACGAAGGATGCAGGACAAAGCACATCGTAGTCTTTAGTTATAGAGCTCATAGCTTTCTTCTTTGTCAGGAATAAAACATTCTCCACTCCAAGCTTATCGCATATACCGAGACTCGTGAGAGTCTTTCCTGTACGCACCTCCATGGCTAGGTATACAAAGTTATTCCTCTGTATTATATCTGTGGCCTTATCAATTATATCCGATTGATAATCTCTCCACTCGAATGCTCCTACCATTCGTCAACTGCAAAGATTGGCGTCTTTTCTCCAACATAAGAACCAAGAACATTGTAACTCATATAATCTACCGCATCCGTGTAACTCATGCCGTCACTTATAAGTATGTTCAAGCATTTCTTTGTTGAATAAATCAATCGCCTTGATTGGTAACAGAACCCGATGACCGCGTCATCGAATCCGTCTGCCTTTAAAAATTGCTCATCGTTGTAGTGTTCAACGAGAAACTCTAGCATGTTTTTGTAGTTTAACTTTTCCATTACTCTTCTATTTGTGTTTGAATTATAGGTTTCTTTTTAATAATCATGTACTTTCCGTGTACATCCTTTCCAATCTCAGGTTGTACACCTGTTTTATGTAGGGCATAAGATGCTAACCATCTATAAAACCTTATCCTAGATATAGTCATCTTTGCTTTAGGCCCGAAGTCAGGATACTCCTCAATGAAGTCATAGTACAACTGCTGAGAGTTAAGCTTGGTTTCCAACATTAAAGATGGGTTAGAGCTCTGACCTTTAAGTAGGCCGCACCACTCTATAAAGTCGTGACATGTCTCTGCAGATAGTTGACGTATCTTTAGGTTTACAAACTGACTCTTCTGTAATCCTTTAGCAAGGTAGTTCTGAAGACAGCCAATCATGTAATTATCAAAGCTACACCAATCCCTCTCACTCCAATCACCAAACATCAACTTACCAAACTCATCCATCGGGGTGAAGTTCTTATTGTAGTGCTGATGAAGTTCAAGCTCCCACTTACGCCTAGCGAATGAGTTACCTGCACCCTTGATAGCATAGTTAGTTGTGATAGCAATCTTAGGTGATTTGCTGAAAGGAATCTTGATAGCATCCTTATTCTTCTTCTCAAGAGTCAACCCTTCTGTCACAACGCTAAACAATCTCTCGAAGTCGAAGTTCTTTTTAACATCATCGAAGACAAGTATCTGCGTATCTGCTGATACAAGCTGATAAGCAAACGAGCGTTCAAATGTAAACGACTTACCATCTATCGTTACCACCTTCTTCATCTTTGATAAAGCATTCATAAACAAACCTTTACCTGTACCACCCTCAGGGTTATCTGATATAACCTCATCGTTTAAGATTATTGCCGGGCAGTATGATAAATTCTTATGTGCATGCAGCATGAAGCCTATCGTACTCTCCATTGAATTAATCCTAGCATCTTCATTACCACATACGTTGCCTATAAATGTTTTGTAGTCGCAGTCAGTAACCTCACAGATATTAAAGTTCCTATCTATAACGTGGTCTTTCCAAACGTAACCACCCAAATCTAAGTAGTCGATGGTTATCACCTCATCCTTCTTAATCTCAACCGCGCAGTTGTTGTAGTACAAGAACGCTGAGTCTTTGGTGTCTGACATGAAGTGAATGTCAATCGTTGCGAGCAAGGTTAGAAACTCTTCTCTGAACAACCTTGTGTTATCTGCAAAGTAATTGTATATACTTAAGTCATCTAAGTCTATTAGGTGACCCAATATAAAGTCTTTAATCTCCTTCTCTGACGTGTGGTCTATTAAATTATTGGTAACCTTTACGAATACGTAGTTCTTACTACCCTCAGGACAATACTTGTAAAAGCCATTATCCTCTAAGAAGTGCTTAAATAGAATATGCACAATCTTTATAGTCCCCTTATCATTCTTAGTCCAAAATTGTTTAAGAGCGTTCTCCTCCGTCACACGAGTCAGCACCGATTCAATTACATCGCTATCAATGTTTGACTCCTCTAATTGATTGCGAATCTCTTTTTTTGTTGCGCCGCGTCTTAGCTTAGCTTTGATATTGTTTACCTGCTCATCGTCTTCGTAGTATTTCGTTCCGAAGTTTTGTGTGTTAGCATAAGCTGAGTCAATAGTCCTTGTGATTTCTGACAAAGAGAAACTCTCATTAGCGAAACCATTAAGAACATAAGAAGCTAAACTTTTATTGATTCCATAATCATTAAAAGCCATTGCAAGTATGAAAGCATTCTGATTACGCTGACCTTCAGACATAGGGTATTTTTTCTCCCACCATTTAACAAGTATCTCTACAATCTTGTTCTCGTCTGTGATTGGAATTGTAGGAGCGTCTCTTATTACAGAAACCTCTTTATATTCTACATCCTCTATTGTATCCCAAACCTCTGAGTCTTCATTAACATAAATCATTGGGTCAAATGACTCATAGCAAACACGACTTAAGTTCTTGCATGTTTTATCAAAGTACGGAGAGTTAAAGTGATTCTCTAGCGAGTTAAAGTAGTTGACGTGATTGTCTACATCCTGTGGTATCCTAACCAAAGCCTTTAACCCATTACCTGACGGAGATATAAATACTGAATAAGTAAACTCACTCTTGGTTAACTTTTCTTTGTCAGCTAATAAGTCCTTCCTTTTTTCATACCCATCAAAGTCTAAGCATATCAAACCACTATGCTCAGTTAGTGAGTTGTCGTTACGCTTAGTGAATATACCTGAGAAGCATATCGCAGGTAACATCTTCTTAAGTTCGTTACGAGCTGACTTATCCTTCTCCTGACGGATACCCTTGACGAGTTCCTTAGAAGCTCCATCTTTAATTCTTTGTAGTACCACACTGACTTCCCGATGGAATGGAGTCGCGGTTTCCTTGATATTTTTAAATATCGTGACGTTTTTTGTGCTCATTGTGTTTAGATTATGATGGGTTAAATTTACTAACTTACTAGTTATCAGTAGTGTTGATAATAATGATGACTTTATTCTTCAAATATAGGAATAAAAAAAATAATTACCAATAAAAAATATATATATATAGTAGGGCGGTAGGAGTTTTAATATTTCATCAGGAAAAAAAAGAGGAGGACTCCCACAGTCCCCCTCGATTCTCTCGTGCTGATTTCTAAATCCATAGATTTAAAAATTGCCTGCTTTCCTACGGCAGGACTTGGTTTGCACCACTCACGCAGGTTGCTCTCGTTTGGTATTAACGCTTTACTTTATGTGCTATATTTGTATTATGAATACATTCACAAAGTTGTTGTACGCGCTCCTTATAATAGGATTCTATACGATTGGTATATTGCTGTGAGAGAAGGACTCGAACCTCCACGTAGCGGTTAGCTATAGGACAAGTTGTGCACAATGGTGGTCAACCCGCTATCCTAAAGTTTATTCCGTTGCCTACACCCCCGAGACAGGAGGGCATGTCTGCCAATTTCATCACCTCACATTATAAGTGGATGCAAATATACAAATTTACACCCACTTATTTAATTTAGAATGGCAGATTTTCTTCAGCCTCTTCTACACTCTTAGCCGCTGCCTGTTGAGACTTTGGTTTAAAGGTATCCAACTCTACGTATGGATTACCGCTGCGCCCTACAAGGACGTTTAGGTTTACCCATCCACGGTCTGCACCGTGTTGCTTAAGAAAAGGAATAGCATCCTCAATCTTAATTGATACTCTCCCAACTACGAAGTCGGGTTGATTTTCTCTCGTTGAAAACGAGAAGCCGTCTGCAAAGATTTTTTCTTTTTTCTCTGACATAACATGTGTTTAAGTACCTAGTAATGAAAGACTTACAAAACCTCTAGGCAGGTTAAGTTCGCCATCTGTGTGAATCCGTTATAACGGATTAATCAATGTAATCTTCAATATAATAATCCTCAATAGTCTCTGAAGCATTCTCTCCAAAGAAATTGTGATAGACCTCTATAGCTCTCTCAACCTTGTCCTCGCCACGCTTAATGAAATCCTCAGTAGGTCTGAAGACTCCTAGCATCTGAGTAGACTTGTCAATGACTAAGAATATTAATGGTTTACCAAATAACTCTTGGTATATGTAAGCTTGACTATCGTAGTTGTATAGGTTAGCAGACCTCTTGAACTTTTTAATGTCTCCCGTGGTCTTTAAATCAATCAAGACGTCATTACCTACAATATCTGCCTTACCCTTCCACATAACTCCTTTAATCTCTTTTATGCTAGGAACTTCAAACTCATTACCCTCTGCATAAATCATATCAAAGAAATCCATATTAGACTTCATGGTATCTGTCCATGACTTAATCTCTGCAACCTCCTTGTCAAGTAGTACAAAGTCTAACTCATTATCTGATATGAAATCCTTATACTTCTTCGTGTTACGTGATGATACGTCAAGTGATATGGTATCCTTAGCCTTCTCGGGCTCAAGGATTATCTGATGAAACACTCTACCCTTAGCGAAGATAGGGTTATCTGCCTTAGACACTCCAAAATCTTTTGGGTTGTTAAGTAGCGCGCTGATGTCTGAGTTAGAGAGATAGTTCTTACCTATCCCTCCGTAATACTCAGCGTCATCTCTAAGTTTTTCTATAACATCCTTCATCTTACATAGCCTTTTCAATCTCCTTCTTAACGGAAACCTTTATCTTGTACTTGGTCTCAAGATTCTTTACAATCTCTGATAAGCCAATACCCTTGTTAGCTGATATGTACTTCATAACCTTAACCCAATTACCATCTCCAACCTCAAGCGATATCTTTGAATCCTTAGCAATCTTTGTAGGCTTCTCGGTAACCATCTCAGGCACATCCTCTCCCGTCCATAAAGACAATCCAAGACCGTGCATTGCAATAGCTTTAGCCGTAGACCTTTGTATGGCCTTATTAACATCCATTGACGTAACCTTATCCAATGCAATAGAATTATTTCTAAAATCCATGATAGGTAGGTAGTCAATATGCTCCAAGCCATCTACCTCAATACCAACCTTGACGTAAGCCGTGTTGCCATCTGTAAAGTAGTTCAACTCAGTAGACTGAGACTCATAAATTTTTCTCTGTGCATTAGGGTAGTTACTCTTAAGCATGTGCCATGCGTTTGCCCATGATATGTAATCTAATTTCCCTTTTCGCTCAACCTTATCCTTGATAGGGAGCGTTGATAGTGTAGTGTAACTGTTCTTACTCATTGTGTTTATTTTAAAAGATTCAATTTATTTGTGACTTTAGTGTACTTATTCATAGTGTTTTTTCTGCGCTCATGCCAATAATTAAGCTCTCTTTTAGGTGCTGAATTACTTATAGCCTCCTTAATTTTCTCGTCGAACACTTCAAGTTTTCTACGATAGTTAGACAAAGATACAACATACACACCGTATCTCCAACCGTTTTGAAAGAAATTATCATACTCATCCTTAGTAATTTCTTGATAATAATCACCACCTCTTGACGTGTTAAGTATCTCAATATCACCATTTTCACGGTCTCTTGCTATCTTAACTCCGAAAGCAACTCTTGACTCTACGTAGCTATCATCAAGGTCTCCCGCATACTCATCTTCCATGGCTTCTCTGAATACTGATTCTAAACTTCGCATGACATCTCAAATCTTTTAACGATGGATGCGTAGTCTTTGTCATTCTCGACCCTATCGCTAACAATTTTTACTCCGTAAATTATAGGCGAATGCGCTATGTCGTAACCTCTCTCGGCCATAAACATCTGTATCCAAGTTATCCGCATTGGCCTTGTAGCACATAAATAATATAGCATGTACCTTGCGTCTACATACTCCTTCTTTTTAGACTTCTTAAATAAGTGCTTTTCGTTCACTCGAAACAAATCTGCAACGAGCGTAACATACTGATTAAATACCTGTCTTTTCATTGTTGTCGTCTATTGAAATCATTAATAAAATAAGGTAACCACATAGGTCAAATAGCGTATCCTCCGTGCTATCTGATACACCTACGTTCTTTATCCTCGCTAACTTGTCATCAATCCTTGCGCATAATGAATCCGTTGACTTACCCTTATTGAATATGTTCAATGGCTCAAGCGCAGAACTTCCGTAATCCTTGTTCTTCTGTAGTAGCATGTCTCTAACCTTGTCAGCCTTCTGCTTTATCTGTAAACCTCTATCCTTGCTCATCTATACTCTGCTTTACGTAATTAAATAATGAATACTCTACATGCTTTATGTCTACATCCTCATGCCATGCCCAACCAAACTTACCATTCTCAAGAAACTCAATACAGAAGCCTCCAATATACTTGCATACGGCCTTAGTACCTTTAGTTAGATTGGTGTTAGGATACCTCTGCTTAAGCCTATCCTCAGTCATAATCTGTCCCGTGGAGATGAATGTTTTATGGTCTAAGTTCTTAAGGTCTCCTAAGATTCTATTGCCGTTCTGAACGTAGTATTTATCCTTACTACCACTCATCTTCTCGGCAAGCAAATCTCTATTTATCAACTCTCTTATCGTCATCATCTTGTTTTGCTTTTAAATCTCTTGAATACTTTACCATCTCCCACGCTATGAATATAGCTATGATGGTTATCGTGGTTATTACACCCATAAATAATCCTCCCATTATACTTGTTTTAGTTCGTTCTTGCTCAGTAATACTGCGTTACCTACTATTACCATCCCCGCGAGATGTGAGGCTTCTGTGTTATGTGGTAGTGATTCGTTAAGGCCATTGTCGTTAACCACCAAGCCTTCGCCGTTAGGTAGGTAAACAATCTCTATGTAGCCGTCAACCGCTTGTTGCATACCACTCAATGTAAGTTCTGTGAAATTCTCTTGACGTGTTCCGTCAGATTTGATTAATGTTGCCATTGTGTTTGTTTTAGTGTTAGTGTTGTACAAATATAGTATAACTTTTGTTTAATTCCAAATTTAAAGAGAAAAAAAAGAATCCGTGATAACGGATTCCCTTCTCTCTGTCTTTGAATACCTTTGCCAATATGAAAGTCTAACTAAAAGACTCGTGGTCTTGGCTATTAACCATAAGCAGGTATCCCCTCAATCCCCAAGACATCGGAGATTTTTAAATGACCACTACAAATGTCCTCCGTATGTTGGTATACCCTCAGAATCTAATTCATCGTATCTCCACACCTCTCCATCCAAGACATGCTTCGTATCCACAAACTTATTCTTTATTTTCCAATCGTACTTATCTTCGTTCTGCCAAAGCCACGTATCTAAATGCTCTTGGTCTACGTTTTCGGGTATCTCAATCTCCACGATTACTTTCTTGAAATACTTTCTCTCTGCCGTTATTCTTACCTTTCTCATAATGTTATTCTTTAAAATCGTTTGCACTCACTATGACTATCAAAATCATAGCTATTGTTGTTGCTATAAATAAAGTTGCGTACATGTTTTTGTCTTAAAAGTTATACACTTCTGCTAATGTGTACCAATCATCGCACCCATTACAATGGTATTGGTTTATGGTATCATCGTATTGTAGAGGCTGAAAGCAAATCATACACTCCTTAGATTGTGTATCACAACAATCATCATCGGTAGCTAAGTCTACATCGTAGTAGCTATTAAAGTTTATCTGCTGACACGTATCCACAACCCTTGGTCTTCGGTACCCCGTGTAGTTCTGAACGTAACTCTTATGCATCTCTGTACTTGAATCAACCTTCTTAGGGTTAAAGTATAACCACGCGTTAATCACTCTACCATCCTTCATTCTGATAGGTATCTGCCTGCGCTTGTACCAATTAGGGTGACCCTCTAATGCGTCAATCTCCTTGAATGCCTTATCTGAGACCTTGAAGATGTCCACCTCAACATGATGTCCACTACCCCTTTGGTCTACCATGTATGGCAACCCCTCAATCAGTAATGGGTATTTGTCGTAAGTCTCCCCTCTACCTAAATGCTTTGATGATGTTAGGTATGAGTAGTAGTTGCTATAACCTTTCTTCAACGTGCCGTATACTGCAATAAGATTGTCTTGCAGTACATTGGCTTTTGAGTACCATATACCGTCTCGGTATGTGTAGGCATCTCTGTTGTACATTTGGAATGAACGATTACGCTTGTTGACCGTTACAAACCGTGAGTCATACTGCTCCAACTCTTTCTTCCATAGTTGCCTTGGTATCTGACCAAGCGATATAGCTAACGCTTTTGAATCTGACATCTGAGCATTACCCATACCCTTGATAGTTCCATTCATCATTAGCCACTCATCTTTCTGCACCCCACATTGGAATGGGTGCATGTTCTCTCTGTTTACTGCTCCGACAGTAGCATATCTAAAGTGAGCAATAAACGGTCTATCTGTTAGTAGTAGACCATAGTCTTTTGACTCGTGATACGTTATCTCAAACGTATCTAACCACACGATACCAAGTCCGTGAGGATTAATCCTTGCTGATGTCTTCGCAATCTCTCGCGACATCATCTGCTTTTTCTGTTTAATAATAATTACGCACATTGTGTTTAATGTTTGTGAGGAATCCGTTATAACGGACTGACCTCTGATTAGTGAATTGTACAAATATAAGACAAAATTTAGACATAGCCAAATTTAATGTCCGTTATCTATCAAGGCTTCTGTTACCTTCATTCCTTGCTTCTTAGCTTCCTCTTCCAATGTAGGAAAACAAGCTATGAATAGTTCTTCTGTTTCAAACGTAGCCACGCATTCAGCATGATTACTGCTCTCAAAGTATACTTCTACGTACATGATTTACTTCTTTTTAGGTTTAGTTTTAGTTTAGTTTGTATTAGATATGATAAAATTTTATCGTATCAGTATATTTAGGTAGCTTCTTAAAACCATCTTGTCTTTTTATTTCAATAACTCCATTTTCTACTGCCACATATTCCCAACCATAATTAGTCATGCCATAGGCATTGATTATTCCTACTATCTCTTTGACGTTATTTGTTGGTAGGTCGCAGATAGTCATTTGCGTTTCGCTAAATTCGTCTAAAAATGTGCATTCGTAAAGTTTCTTACTTTCCATAATTTCTACTTCTTTTTAGGTTTAGTTAGATGCACCAACATCCGTCTTCGGTTTCTTTTAATATGTATAACTTCTTCTTATTAGCTTTTTCTTTATCAAGAAACTGAATACCATTGACAACAAGATCGTCTATGTTTAACTCGTTTAAATCTACATCCATTTCAAGTAGATAATCCATAAGCTCTTCGTAATACTCATTGTCTATGTCTACACAACAAGACATCATAAGTCTGTTTAAATTAAATTCTTTCATAACTTACTTCTTTTTAGGTTTAAATTAAATCTCCGTTCTCATCAAAAGAACCTATTACATCTTCTTCTTCAGTTTCTTTTTCTTTCTTGTAGATTGACATTCTGTACTCATCATCTACCATACGTTTAGTCATCTGTTGTTCAATGCTAATGCCTTCAATCATGCCTTGCATCATGGACTCGAATAATTTTTTGGTCTGTCCCATTGTGTTTAATTTATTGGTTAAGACTCAAATCCGCTATAACGGATTCAAGTTTCGGATATTCAACCCTCATCAGTTAACCTATTTTAGGTAGTTATTATCTCAAAGTTATACGCCTCTATTTCATTCTTAATAAAATTTTTACCCTCTTCCGTTGTTACAACTTCGTCTATCCATAAAGAGAATAAAGAATTGTGTAGTTTATCAAATTCATCATCTGAAACACATTGTATTATCTTGTGAAATATGGGTGCAATTTCTTTGTTGTTAATCCACCACTCACCTAAAGATTCGTCACATACGTATCTTAAGAAAAATCTATATGCTGAAATAGTTGGCTCGTTTTCTACAATAAACTTGTTTAAATCGTTATCATAAATTGAAACTCTTTTCATATCGTTTTAGTTTTAAAGGTTTATAGGTCTAATTTATATTCTAATCTGTTCTGCATCTCCGTTTCAATCATAGCAATAAATGTCGAATCGTATTTACAGCCTTTCGGGAATTCTTTTCTGTACTCTGTTATGTCTCTGTGGACTAACTTCAATGTGTAATCACTCATAAGACCTATTAGGTCATAAGCAGATTGTGTTTCTAAATGTGCCATAGCTTTGTAGTTTAAGTTATTTCGTATCCAAACGAATGTATTGAATTCTCGTTGAGCATCTTCAATAACTGCTTGTACTCTCTTGTCGCAGTCGGTCTCTTGCAGTCACGCACTGCCAATGTAGATGAGTTAATTCCAACCCCTTTTAACGTGTAGAAAAATCTTACTCTTAACATAGTTTCTGTGTTTGATTTAGACAAATATAATACTAAATTTAGACATATCCAAATGTTAGTCTATATTTTTATGTGTTAATACTAAGTATAACGTGTATACTCCAAATGGTAGTAGGTAAATGTATCCTACCTCTGTCGTGATAGCAAACAAGAATATTATCATAATGTTTGCCATAATCAATGCGAATATTGTCGCGTAGTCTAAAATCTTCTTCATCTTATTTGTCGTTTTGCTTGAATGCTTCCAATGTCTTTGTGTAATTGGATAGCTTCGTTTGTAATAATTTAATGGTCTCACGCGTATCATCGCACACGTAGGTGTTACACTCCGCCAATCTGAATTGGTAGAAATGAATGCTGTGGTTAACCTTATCTAGGTCAGCAATATACTGCTCAGTAGATGCGATTAAATTTCTCAATTCTCTTCTCTCAATTGTATCCATATCAATATGTTTAAATGGTTTCCGTTTCGACCTTTTGGTCTCATCAGCACAAGCACTCACTTGTGGACGGATGAGGAATCCGTTATAACGGACTCCCCACATACGTCATCTTAAAGTCTCCGCTCTAAGGCTTCTTGTGTACAAGTGACTCAAGTTACCAAATCGGTCAACGAATGGTTTCACTGCGTGGTTAATTTTACGCGTCATCAACATCTTTCTGAAATGCTTTGATAACTCCATAACCTCAGACACCTTATCTGCGTCGCCATTGTACATCATCATGAGAATTGGTTTCAACTTGCTTAGAAGACCTCTATGCGTTCCATTTGGCTTATTCACCGCGTAGTTAACAATCTCATACATCAATCTGTATCTAAAGTTCAAATCAGCTACACTCTTCACCCTACTCGGCAATCTAAACTCAATCCTATTGTCATCAATACGGCATACTTGGTATTTGTGATGAGTACTAATTCCGTCCCACTCAGACCGGCATACATCCATGAAGATGTTTGACTGACACCACGTTCTTCGCAATCTGAATCGGTATAGCGCGTAGATGATTCCACTGAATGGTCTAATTGCGTCAGCTAACTCTTCTCCGCTCATCCCTTTAACCGCTAGGTTAATGTGACCCCCACATTCGATGTCTGACGGCGAGAATTGGTCATCAATGACATGCTTCGCTTCGCTGAACATATTGAAGATTTTGTTCCTCCAAACGGATTTGCCAATCAACGGAAGTACATTTGTGATAGCTTCAACACCACATGACCCGTCAGTCTCAAAGTGACTGAGCAAAGGGTATTCCTTGACCGCATTACGATGAAATGTGTTCTTCTCAATCTCAAAGCCAATAGTAAAACGCGACTCAATCTCTCCCTCATCAGTTACATTGGTAGTTAAATTCATTTCATTGTGAGGTAAATGCTTTAGGTCATATTGGAATGGTGTTTTGTCAAACATCCTATAAGGCAATCCATTGCGCTTTGCCCACCCATAAGATAGCATTCGACCGCGGTCCTCATTGCCCTCAGTAGTGTAAGTGATTTGTGCATTCATAATCTATGTAGTTAATGGTTTAAAATCCGTTTCGACCTCTTGGTCTCATCAGCGCAGGACACTACCTGCGGACGGAACAGAAAATCCGTTATAACGGATTCTCTGCATCATCTTAGTGATTAGCTCCATATACCAATTGCTCTGATGATTTTCAATGAGTCAGCTTCAAATTCATCCTTAATGTATTGAGGCACCTTGTCTGCGTCTCCGTCAATTGTCCATTGAGCATCATCGTATAGCTTCACTACAACTCCAATTCCGTCTTCGAATAACTGCCCGTTAACAATGTAAGATTTGATAACCTTACTTGTAGTTTCCTCAGCATTTGCTTCAGCGCTCGCTTCAGCGGTAGCTTCAGCAGATTCCTCTGTGCTTACTACCTGCGCATCATCTCCGCTTTGCTCAGCCTTGATAAACTTGATAAGATTAGCAATTGAGCGCGATGCAGTTACGTTCCCTGAATTCTCCATGGTTGTACATTGTCGCTTGTATTTCGATACAATGTTTTGGTCTTCCACAACAACCTTACCCACTCTGTTTTGGTCAGCAAAGAATGAATACTTCCACCCGAAGATATCCATAGCGAATTCTTCTTTGGTCATCACAATACCGGCATACTCAAAGCACTGCTTTCCCTCAGGCGATTTAAACCATTGGTAGGTCAGGTGCACCTTTTTAGCTAGCTTGATTTTCTTGTCGAATGCAGTCACGTCATTAGCATTCAATTCATTCAATAGAGCAACTGCACCATTGAATTCCGCTACATTGCTTTCTAGCAATTCAGCTACATTTGTGTTTAATGTTCTCATAATCAGTAGTTTAAGTGGTTATCGCTCGGGGTGTATCCCCAACCGCACAGCTAAGATACGTCTAATTCTCGTATAAAAAAACTATATGCAGATTATTTATACATTATTTTGACAGAATTTGTACAAGCGCAGTAAACACGCAATATGCAGCGCGGTGTATTTGGGGCAATTTATTTGGGGCTAATTTGGTCGGGCGGGGGCAATCTCTTATGTGCTGATATGCAATATTGAGATTTGTCTTTGGGGCAAAGACATGGAGCGCAGTGAATACGCGGTAGAATCCGTTATAACGGAACACGTAAAACGTGGACGGACGGGGGACGGGGGACGGACGGACGGGGGACGGGGACGCGTAGCAAAACGTCAAAAAATCCACATGCGCAGGACAAAAGCACACCCCCACCCTTGAAAAAAAAATCGGTTTCGTTCGAGGGTGCGCGCGCGTGCGGCGGGGGGGAACCCACAACCTACACATATCTAAAAATTTTTGTATCTTTACCCCATGTATGAGATAGAACTACAGAATAGAATTAAGATAGGTTTTTGCTTAGGCTTTGGTATATACCCAAACGATAAGGATTATAACTTCTCGGAGTACATTTTATATTTAGGATTAATTAGTATACACATAAAAATTTTCAGGGATGAACTATAGTGGATTAAAAGTAAAGGACGGTCGATTGATTAATGATAGACCAACAGGTAAAAGCGGTATTGAAGAGGCTTCAGAAATTCGCAAGGCTGTAAAGATGAACGAGAAGGCAAATGTTATTGCTAACGGAATAGAAAAAGCTGAAATGCGTAAGGATATGCGCAACATGTTCGGCAAATAACATCATTGTGTTTGATGGTTGAATTGATTGGGTAGTGACTTTCAATTCGTAAGAGAGGGGTTATCCCCTCTTTTTTTGTTTATGCTTTGACAATAGTCGTCATAAATAGTTAATATTATGATGATTTAATGACAACTTTAAAAACGTAAAATATTGGTTATCAATTACTTTGATAATAATGATAACTTTTTACTTAATTTGTAGTGAATAAAAAAAGAGAGAGAGAGATATATTATATATATATATATAGAGCGACCCTAACGAATCAATAGTTTATTACTTTATTAAAAAAGATTTACTATCTTTGTGTGAAATCAAATCAAATAACAATGAATCAAACAGGATACACTCCGAAAGATTTACACTTCGATAAGGAAGGTAGAGAAAAACTATTCAGCGGTTTAGATAAAATTGCTACCGCTGTGAAGAGCACACTTGGTCCTCAAGGTAACACGGTGCTTATTGAATCACAAGAACATACTCATGGGATGACTGTCACCAAGGATGGTGTAACTGTAGCGAAGTCAATTGCTTTGCTTGACCCTGTGGAGAATCTAGCAGTCAGAATCATGAAGGAGGCTTCGGAGAAGACTGCTGTATCTGCGGGTGATGGAACGACTACAGCTATTGTTCTATCTGAGGCTTTGGTAAACGCAGGTGTTTTATGCATTGATGAAGATAATAATAAAACTGCTGTTTTCAGGGAGCTAGTTAAAGCAACTAGTCATGTTGTGGACAAGTTAAAGAAAATGAGTAAGCCTGTTACTGATAAGAAGCTAGCTAGTGTAGCTACTATATCGGCTAACAATGACCCTGCGGTTGGTAAGATTATTGCTGACGTGTATAAGGAGGTTGGTTCAAATGGTATCGTTACCGTTGAGCGCAGTCAAACTGCTCAGACCTACTACGAGACTACTAAGGGTATTAAGGTTGACAGGGGCTATACCTCTAACTTATTCATTAACAATCACAAGAAGGACGAGTGCATACTCGAGGATACTTATGTCTTGGTTAGTGACGCTGAGATAAGTAACGTGCTACAGATTGAGAATGTTCTCAAGCCTATCATTACTAACAACAGCAAGCTGCTTATTATTGCGCCATGCTCTACTAATGTGGTAAACACGTTGGCCGCTAACGTAATGAAGAACGGCTTAAAGATATGCGTGATACAGCCGCCGAACTTTGGCTACAAGCAGCACGAGCTGATGAATGATATTGCATTGTCTGTTGGGGCTACCTACTACAGTGAGAAGACGGGTGATGACCTGAGCTTAATTACCGCGGATGACTTGGGTAAAGCCAAGAAGGTTATCGTGGGTAGAAACCAAACAATTGTCATCAAGGATGATGAGGTGGTGTCAGAAGAATCTATACAGGAGCGTGTAGAGCAATTACAGGACGCTCACGAGCTTTCAATGAGTAAGGATGAGAAAGAGTTCATTCTGTCTAGGATAGCGTCTCTAACGGGCGGAATCGGCGTTATATACGTAGGTGGTAACACTGACCTAGAGCAGAAGGAGTTGCATGACCGTGTTGACGATGCTGTATGCGCAGTTCGCTCAGCTACCGTCGAGGGTATACTACCGGGAGCGGGTATGTCTTTAGCTTACATTGCCGAGAACATCGAACTGAATCATGAGTGGGGTGCTGACAAGTTCTCTGCCTATGAGATGCTTAAGATAGCTTTAAAAGCTCCTGCACAAACAATTCTTGAGAACGCGGGTCTTAGTTACTATGAAATGTATAGTGAGGATAAACCGAAAAAGGGGTACGGGTATGACGTTAAAAATGGCAAGCACGGTAACCTAATGAGCATGGGCGTTATTGACCCAATGAAGGTTACTAAGAGTGCGCTTCAAAATGCTGTGTCAGTAGCTGTCACACTTCTCAGCACCAACGCTATTGTGACAATGGCACGTAGCTATGAGACCAAGTAATGGACAACAAGAAGAAGACACCCCCAAAGGGGAATGTACGGTTTAACGTAAGCTTATCGGCAGAGCAGAAGAAGGCCAAGGAGAATATTATAGCTCATGCGTTCAGCTTTGTTGTAGGTAAGGCAGGGTCGGGAAAGACCCTCCTTGCTGTACAAGTGGCTTTGGATATGTTCTTCAAGCGTCAGTACAATAAGATAATCATTACTCGGCCAACCATCGCCACTGAGGACAATGGATTCCTGCCCGGCAACGAGAAGGAGAAGCTAGAGCCGTGGCTTGTACCTATTATGTCTAACATGCGTAAGGTGTATAACAAGCCTGACAAGATAGCTAAGATGGTTGAGCAGGAGGAGATTGAGCTAGTGTCACTAGCACACTTCCGTGGACGCACCTTTGACAATGCTGTGGTTATAGTGGATGAGTTTCAGAACCTCACCAAGGCGCAGTTGCGTATGGCACTAGGTAGGCTAGGGAAGGACTCGATAATGATTTTCTGCGGGGACAATCAACAGATTGACCTAGGGGATGTAAACAACTCAGCGATACAAGAGCTTGCAAAGATAAAAGATAGCGACCATGTGTTCAAGGTTATCCTAGAGGACAACCACAGGCACAAAGCTATTGACGATGTACTTAAACTTTTAACAGGATACTAAATGAAACCAATAGGAAAATATATTGCAATCAAAAAGGTTAAGGAAGAGATAACCACCAAGTCAGGACTACTTCTCTCAGGAGATGATGTCGATGGTATAAGATACAAGAAAGCAACAGTCGCTGAGTCGGGTACTGACGTAACTGTAATCAATAAGGGAGACACGATTTACTATGACAGCAGAACGGGTTACACCATGTTCATTGAGGACGAGCAGTTTACTATTATTCAGGAGCACGATGTCGTTGTTGTCGTATAGACTTATTTAGATTCTTTATAAAATTTCGATACACCTTATCGGTGTATTTAACATTCTTAGCGAACATAGGGTTTGCTGATTGGCTAGTGGGGATTTCTTCCCCACTTAGTTTTTTATAGATAGAGGTGCACACTCTCTTAGCCTTGTATGACAGAACGTATACCGCCTTGGTAGGGCCGTTACGTTTTCTGAAGGTCTGTATCCATCCCTTGGCGTGTAGCCTGTCAAACCTTTTATCCTCCCAACTTAGTAGCTCATCAAACTCATTGAACTTATCCTTAGTGAAGTATCCTTCTGAGTTTAAGAATAATATTACATCAAGGTCTGACTGTGTTAGGCCGTACTTAGCTTTTATGAAGTATCGTATTACTCTCCAATACTTTAGGTAGTCATTATTCATTCGATTTAATTTTGTAGATTTGTAATTACAAATATAGTAATTATGAAACAACCTAGTAAGCAGAATAAATTAACTAGAGTGAGTAAGAAGATAGAGTCTTTAAAAAAGAAGTTATCGAACCCTGACACAGCATCCTCTAAGGTAAACGCTTTAAGCTCAGAGCTTAAGGCTAATAAGAAGAAGTTAAAAGATTTAAAAGGTGGTGGAAAAGGAATAATAACATACGCAGGACCTAGGAAGACAGGTTTTGATAAGGCGTGGCAGAAGAGAACTAATGACCTAGCAAGTGTGTGGAACGGTACATACGTATCTAAAAAGAAGAAGTAGATGACTAATATACCTGAGGGAACAAAATTTCACGGAGTAGCATCATTTGTAGACACCACCAATAGAGGGTCGGTATCCGCTAACGCTATGCGTGACGCTTATACTATTGAGGATATAGGCTCGGCTGTAGACACTTATATTATTGAGAATGGTATAACAAAGCTTATACCTGAGTTTATAACTATAGGTCCTGACACTACTACAGTGTACACAGGTAATAGGAATATAGTGGACCTTGATTGGGTAGGCGGTTCAGGTGTTCATATATTTCAGCTACCTGCCGCAGACGCTATTCCTTATAGAGTTATACGTATTGTAAATAATTCAACGGTTACTGCTAATGATAAGGTTCACGTCTCACCTATAGTTCCTGAAACGGTTGATGGAGACCCGTACTATGTACTTAACAAACCCTACAATGGGGTGGCAGTATGGTCTGATGGAACTAATTGGACAGTAATACAAGCTAAGTCAACTTAAAATAATTTTTAGCTATCTTTGTATAAAATAATAGTATTATGAAAAAGCAAGGTTACAATTCAAGATTAGATGAATCATTAGGAGCTAAGAACGGTAAGAAGTCACAGTCAATGAAAGATAGACGTGATGAGTCAAAGGCTATATCAAAGAAAGACTACGGCCACGCATACGGTGGAGACCACTCAATGTCTTACGAGCACCAATGTATTAAGGACCGCAAAGTAGGAGCACACCTAGGAGCTATAATTAAAAAGTAACAATACAACTACCAAATGAAATCAAGAGGACTAGGAGATTCAATAGAAAAGTTCACTCAGGCAACCGGTATTAAGAAGGTTGTTCAGCAGGTGGAGAAGGTTACAGGGAAAGACTGTGGCTGCGGTAAAAGAAAGGATACATTAAACAGGGCGTTCCCCTATAACAAAAACAAATAATGGCATATCAAAGATTACAAGTTGGAAGGGCTTTAGGAGTAATTCCAAGTGACACTATTAACATTCCTAATGTAGCAGCAGTAGCAACTTCAGGAACAACCACTAACGCTTCAGGACCTCCCGGAGTCCTTCTTGCGGATAGCACTAAAAACTTTCCTGAGCTAGGAGTTAAGGTAGGTGATATTGTTGTTGCGGGTAACGACATTTATACTGTTACAGGCTTAGTAGGTACTAATTATGTAGAAATTTCAGGGTCAACCTCTGTATCAAGCGGTGTTTCTTACACTATATACTCACAAGCTGACAACCCAAGTAATGGTTGTACCCTTTATGTAGGGCTTGCGGGTAACCTAACTGTACAGACTGTTGGCGGTGATGTTGTTCAGTTCACAGGAGTACCTACAGGTTCATTTATACCTGTTCATGTTCTTAAGGTTATGTCAACAGGAACAGACGCGCAGAATATTGTAGCCCTTTGGTAGTATGATAGGAACAGGTAATGGTATAGGGATAGGTGCAGGTAATGGACTACTGTCAAATACTTGGGGTGCAGGAGAGGAGCTGTTTAAGGATGGCTACTTTGTTCATATTCTTGAGCAGGTAGGTGGTGACTTTTTACGTAATCAAATTACCCAACAACTTTGGCCTGAAGGCCCCCCAAATCCAAATAGAGTTTTTAACTATTTTAGTGGTACTATAGAGAATAAGCCTTATTCAGGCAATAGCTTTTATAACACCTCAAGTACAGGTTGGGTAAGCATTCAAACAACGGGAGCTCAAGGATGGGGCGGCGGTGGATACGCTGTTGGAAGTACACCTGTTTTCGTTCCTGCAAATTTTAGTTCTTTTACATTTAATTTTCATGTAGCTCTTAAAGCAACGCAAGATTTTGCATTTCAGTTAGAGTTAGGTGGGATAAGTAATAGTCAAGCTATATTAACATTTGGCTCATCACAAGGAGGCCCTGAAGATTATTATTTACCAAGAGACGGTAAGTGGCACTCGTTTGATATTCCTGCATCAGTTATAGTAGGAAAAGGCTACATTGCATCCAACCCCGGAAATTCCGGAACAATAACAAACCAAGGATACCTAGCTTTTATCTTTCCCGTTAATCCTGTTGGAGGTGGGTTAGGAATAGAGGTAGATGCAACATTTTTTTATAACCCTAATGGTTCAAGATAATGAATTGGGATACTAACACAACCTTCGGGGATTACGAAATTATTTACGTATGATAAATAAAGCAAAGAAAGAATCGGCAATAAAGAGGGCAGGTGTTAGAGGTTTAAACAAACCTAAGAGAACACCATCTCACAAGAGTAAGTCACACGTCGTGGTTACAAACTGCAACGGGAAAATAAAGACTATACGCTTTGGTGAGCAAGGTGCTAGCACCGCAGGAAAGCCTAAGGCAGGAGAAGGAAGTAAGATGAGAGCTAAAAGAAAATCTTTCAAAGCTCGTCATGCAAAGAATATAGCTAAAGGAAAATGCTCTGCAGCGTATTGGGCTAATAAAGAAAAATGGTAAGCTAATGAAATTAGGAAAGGATACAGATATTAGTTTAACCTTTGAATCCCTAGGAATGGTAGGGTTTTTTATATTTAGCCTAGTAGCGATGTGGTTCACTCTGCAGAATGATATAGCAGAAGCAAAAGAGTTACCTAAACCTACTGACCCTGAGATTACAAGGATAGAGTTTGATATGAAGGACCAACTGATTCGTCAGACTATTATGTCTACTCAGGAGGATGTATCGGAAATGAAGGATGACATAAAGCTCATCAAAGAAAAGCTGTATGAATAAAATTCTACTTACATTGTTTTTCTCATTAACTCCCTTAACAGCAAAGGGTCAATCCTCAATAGGGGTCGATAACTTTGATTGGGAGATACGAAGAGGTGTTACAGTAGTGGAGTTTTGGGCAGGATGGAATAGAGGGAATGAAATATTATTTCTACATGAGTTAAATAATTGCAGGGCTTATAGACATATAATAAAAAGAGATAGGTCACTTTTAGAAAGATTTAAAGTATCCGCAGCTCCAACCTTAATAATATTTAAGAACGGAGAGGAAAAGTATAGGTTTGCCCCAAACATTATGTTAAAGGTAACCGCGACTAAAGAACAAGTACAATCAGCTGTCAACGATTTATAATTAAAACAATGATTACCATTTGCTCATCAGTAGTATTATCAACAGTAATATTAAGCTACGTTTATTGTGGAGGAAGATAAGTTAAACATATCGGAAGGCTCTAAGATTAATCTAGATATAAAGACGCTTATCAGTATCGTCATAGGTATAGTTTCTATGGCAGGGATATGGTTTACACTGACCGCTGAGATAGCTCAACTACAATTAGATGTGGTTCGCATGCAGGATGCTGTACATCTAAACGAAGAGTTTAGAATTAAATGGCCTCGTGGTGAGATGGGTGCATTGCCTGACGACGCAAAACAAGACCTTAGAATTTCGTATCTTCAAAAAGACGTAGATTACTTAAGAACTGTAGTCAAAGAATTAGAAATAACCCAAGCAAAAAATCAAGTAGATGAGATTAAGTAAGAACTTTGTATTGTCTGAAATAACGCATAGCAATACAGCTAAAAGATTAGGGATAAAGAATGAACCTACGAAAGACCATCTTAAGAATCTCCAACTCCTTGTCAGAGGTGTGGTACAGCCTGTTCGTGATGGGGTTGGTGCTATCAGGGTTAGTAGTGGTTATCGCAACCCGACACTCAATGAGGCGATTGGCGGAAGCTCTCGCAGTCAGCATTGTAAGGGTCAAGCGGTGGACATCCAACATTGGTCAAAAGGTCAGATGGATAATAAAAAAATTTACGACTATATTCTAGATAACGATATTGAGTTCGACCAAATGATTAATGAGTTTGATTACTCGTGGATTCATATATCTTACAGTGAAACTAAGAACCGTAAGCAAGTGTTAGAGGCTTATAAGGACGACAACAACAAGACGGCTTACAGACACCCAAGCGACAACATAAAAGCATTATGATAAAAACAATTATACAAAGCCTCGTAGGACAAGCTTCTACAATTATTGACGAAGTAGTTACTACAGATGAAGAAAGAATACAGCTTAAGCAGCAATTTAAAAAAGCTGTTAAGGAGCATGAGAAAGATATGTTTGCCCTCGAGGTTAAAGACCGAGATAGTGCACGAGAGATATATAAAGATGATGCTATTATACAGAAGGTATTAGCGATAATATTTACAGTCGCTTATTTCTTTTTGTCTTACACGATGTTTAAGTATTTTGTACTTAACACACTAGAGCTTTCAGATTACGAGATAGGATTTATTAGTACGGTGTTTGGTGCTATGAGTAGTAAGGTGAATACGATAATTGATTTCTTCTTTGGTGGCTCTTCAAAAAAGTAAACCATGAAAAATTAATTTGTATCTTTGCTGTACTAAATTAAATCAAATGAAAAAGTTAGAACAACAGGAGTTAGACACGCTACAAGAGTCTATGAAGAAGTACAATGAATGTAAGATGCAGTTGGGAGAAACTGTCTTACGTCAGCAAGCTTTAATGATGCAGGTTACAATGATTCAGAAAGAGTCAAAATCTTTTGAGGATTTATTGATAAAGAAGTACGGTCAAGACTCAGTGATAGATATGAAAACCGGGGAGGTAAAGCCTTCTGAAAAAAAATAAGATATGCCAAAAATTAGCTCATATAACCAAGCAGCACCCGCAGAATTAACGGATAAGTTAATAGGTACAGAAACTTCAGCTCTTAATGCTACTAAAAATTTCACATTAGGTGGCGTGCTAGCTTTATTTAATAGTGCTAGTATTCCCTCAACTTTAACATCAACAGGGACTAAAGGTCAGATTGCTGCAAACGAAACACATTTATATATATGTGTGGCCACTGATACTTGGAGAAGAGTAGCTTTATCTACATTCTAGAGTTATGGATATTAGAAAAATATCTGTAGGCCCTGACTACAAGTCGGGAGCTATGCATTACCTCGTAGGGCAGGATATACTTAACAGCTCTCACAAGATACATCTTATTCAGCAAGATAAGGATTCTCAATCTATAAAAGTTTGGATTCAGAGGGAGGATGAGATTCTTCTTTGGAAAGAATTCAATTCAAATATGCCAATTTCAATCGAGTACAATATAAATTTTTAAGATGAGCGAAGACCAAAAAGATGCCTTAGAGCAACTTAAGAAATCAGAAGAGTCAGCAAAAGATACGTTTGACTCATGGGTAAACAACTTAGAAGACCAAGAACAGCCTGATGCTTGCAGCATTGATGACGAGGACTGTGAAGCCTGTGGGTCGTAATGAAGTCTCCATTTAATTTTATTGTACGCCCTTTAGAAGGGAAGAGATATAACAACACCAAGAGTATTGGAGGGATGGAGTTTGTGGTTAGCACATCAGAGGAAGACCATAAGTTCTCTAACCGAGAGGCTATTGTTGTCGAGACACCTGTAGGATATACAGGGGATATAAAGATTGGGGATACACTGCTTGTGCACCACAACGTGTTTAAGTTCTACAACGACATGAAGGGTAGGCGTAAGAGTGGTAAGAGTTACTTTAAGGATGATTTGTTCTTTGTAGATAACGACCAATTTTATTTATACAAGCAGGATGGTAAATGGAATAGCCACGATAGGTTCTGTTTTATAGAGCCTGTAGCAGTTGTAGAAACCTTTATAGATAAGTCGTGTAAGTACGAACCCTTAATAGGTCGTGTTAAGTACCCTAACGATTACTTAAAGTCAAAGGACATAAAGGAAGGTGACTTGGTTACCTTCAGTCCTGATAGTGAGTACGAGTTTAAGGTAGATGATAAAACCCTTTACAGAGTATTCGACCATCAGGTAACCATGAAGCTATAGTATGGACTCAAAAGATTTACGTAAGGAAATTATAGAGGCGGGTTATAAAGCTGTCAAGCAACTCATTAAGGTTGCGAAGGAGGATATTATAAAGCCTGACCCTATGGATGAGCTTGCAGCGGATAAGTTAAAAAACGCAGCAGCATCAAAGAAGCTTTCTATATTCGATGCTTTTGAGATATTAAAAAGAATTGACAGCGAGCAGGAAACTTTAGATATAGAATCTAAAGGCCCTAATAGAACAGACACTAAACAAGGATTTGCAGAACGAAGGTCAAAATAACTTATATCGTGTTATTCCCGATTACATTCCCTCAAGGCCACTATCGAAAAAGAATGGTAGCCGAAGTTGGTTGTATGGGTACAACGAGGAGTATGACTTTATAAACATTTCTAAGACAGGGCAGGTAGGTGAGGTAGTTGAAATCTCAGGGCTACGAATAGGGTTACCGCCTGCACCTAAGGATTGCCATAAAAGACATAACGCAAAATCACAGCAGTATTGGGAGCGTCAAGAGTTTCCAAAAGAACTACAAAAAATAAACTCTATATTTCAATGGAATGAGATGCCGTCACCTTTTAAGGATAGATGGGTTGACTATATAGAGTCTGAGTTTGATAGAAGGGAGGAGGGGCATTGGTTTATGAATCATGGTGACCCGACCTACATAACAGGTTCACACTATATGTATCTTCAATGGACTAGTATAGATGTAGGTTATCCCGACTATCGAGAAGCTAACAGAATATTTTTTATTTTTTGGGAGGCGTCAAAAGCTGACAAGCGTTCTTTTGGTATGACATACCTTAAGATAAGACGTTCAGGATTTTCCTTTATGGGGTCCTCGGAAGCAGTGAATACGGGTACGCTAGCAAAAGACTCTAGGGTAGGTATACTATCTAAAACAGGTTCGGATGCTAAGAAAATGTTTACCGACAAGGTTGTGCCTATTAACAGTAGACTACCTTTCTTCTTTAAGCCAATCATGGACGGTATGGATAAGCCAAAGACAGAGCTTGCCTTTAGAATTCCTGCATCTAAGATTACTAAGAAGAATATGTACGACACTGAGGCTGAGGAGCTTGAGGGGTTGGATACTACAATAGATTGGAAAAATACGGATGACAACTCCTATGATGGTGAGAAGTTATTACTGCTAGTACATGATGAGAGTGGTAAATGGATTAAGCCGAACAACATCTTAAATAATTGGCGTGTAACAAAAACATGTCTACGTTTGGGTAGTAAGATTATCGGTAAGTGTATGATGGGTTCTACATCCAATGCATTATCTAAGGGTGGTAACAACTTTAAGAAACTTTACGAAGACTCTGATGTAAATACTAGGAATGCCAACGGGCAGACTAAGAGTGGTATGTACGCACTGTTTATTCCTATGGAATGGAACATGGAAGGTTTTATTGATAGATACGGCATGCCTGTATTTAAAAAACCTAAGAAGCCTGTGTTAGGTGTTGATGGTGAGATGATAAGTAATGGAGCTGTAGATTATTGGGAGGCTGAGGTTGAGTCACTTAAAAGTGACGCTGACGCTTTAAATGAATTCTACAGACAGTTTCCTAGAACAGAGTCGCATGCTTTTAGGGATGAGAGCAAGTCGTCGTTATTTAACCTTACTAAAATATATCAGCAGATAGACTATAACGATTCATTGATTACAGAGCACCACGTAACGCGTGGCTCATTTCATTGGAAGGGAGGGGTGAAGGATACTGAGGTTGTATTTAGCCCCGATACTCGTGGTAGGTTCTTGGTAAGTTGGATTCCTAATAAGAATCTTCAGAACAGGTCTGTAAGTAAGAGAGGCAACAAGTACCCGGGTAATGAGCATATAGGTTCATTTGGATGTGACTCCTATGATATATCAGGAACGGTAGGCGGTAAAGGGTCTAACGGCTCTTTGCATGGGCTTACTAAGTTTAACATGGATGAGGCACCTAGCAATGAGTTTTTCTTAGAGTATATAGCTAGGCCGCAGACTGCAGAGATATTTTTTGAGGAGGTTCTGATGGCGTGTATATTCTACGGCATGCCACTTCTTTGTGAGAACAATAAACCAAGGCTCTTGTATCACTTTAAGAATAGAGGCTACAGAGGTTACTCAATGAATAGGCCTGACAAGGTATTTAATAAGCTTTCAAAAACAGAGAAAGAGTTAGGAGGAATACCTAACTCGTCTGAGGACGTAAAGCAATCACATGCCTCAGCTATTGAGTCGTACATAGAGAAGCATGTCGGTATAGATATGAGTGGTGCGTATAGGGATTCTGATGAAATGGGCTCAATGCCTTTTGCTAGAACTCTTGAGGATTGGGCTAGGTTTGACATTAACAATAGAACAAAGTTTGATGCCTCGATTAGCTCAGGGTTAGCTATCATGGCTAATCAGAAAAGCTCGTATCAGCCCGAACAAAAACAGTCAAAAATAAGTGTTACCTTTGCTAGATACAATAACAAAGGGTCAATCAGTGAATTACTAAGATAGATGAAAGAGGTAAATGTAAACATATCGGCTGCAGGTTTTCCTAGTCAATTTGTTTCAGATGCAGAGAAAGCAACTGAAGAATTTGGGATACAGATAGGTCAAGCAATACAGTACGAATGGTTCAAGAGAGATGGTAATTCATGTAGATACTACGACCAATGGAGAGACTTTCATAGGCTAAGGTTATACGCAAGGGGTGAGCAGTCTGTTGCTAAATATAAGACTGAGCTTGCCGTTGATGGTGACCTTTCATATTTAAACCTTGATTGGACTCCCGTGCCTATACTTCCTAAGTTTGTAGACATCGTTGTTAACGGAATGTCTGACAGACTTTTTAAGGTTAAGGCTTACGCTGAGGATGCAATATCACAAGAGAATAGAAGTAAGTTTCAGGAAATGATTCAAGGTCAGATGGTTGCTAAACCAATCCTTGAGACGATACAGAAGAACACAGGTATGAACCCGTTTACTATGGAGCCTGACGACTTACCTGAGAATGACGAGGAGCTTTCCTTGTACATGAACTTAAACTACAAGCCGGCTATTGAAATAGCTGAGGAGACTGCTATTGATACTTTATTCTCAGAGAATAAGTACGCAGACCTACGAAAAAGATTTGACTACGACCTTACCGTTTTAGGTATAGGTGTAGCAAAGCATGAGTTTTTACCGGGTGCAGGAGTTCAGGTAAGCTATGTAGACCCTGCGAATGTGGTGTACAGCTACACCGAAGACCCACACTTTAAAGATTGTTTTTATTGGGGTGAGATTAAAACTGTACCTATTGTTGAGTTAATTAAGATTGACCAATCACTTACTAATGAGGATTTAGAAAAAATCTCTCAGCACAGTCAGAGTTGGTATGACTACTACAACACGGCTCAGTTTTACGAGAATGATATTTTCTATAAGGACACAGCTACCTTAATGTACTTTAACTATAAGACAACTAAAAAGATTGTCTACAAGAAAAAGGTATATGACAATGGTGGTTCTAAGATGATTGAGAAGGATGACCAATTCAACCCACCCGTGGAGATGATGGATGAGGGTAACTTCGAGAAGGTAGAAAAAACTATTGACGTTTGGTACGAAGGCGTTATGGTTATGGGAACAAACATATTACTTAAATGGGAAATGGCTGAGAATATGGTTAGGCCTAAGTCTGCTAGTCAGCACGCTATCCCTAACTATGTAGCCGTAGCTCCTAGGATGTATAAAGGAAATATTGAGTCTTTAGTAAGAAGAATGATTCCTTTTGCTGATTTGATTCAGATGACACATCTAAAGCTTCAGCAGGTAATATCAAGAGTTGTTCCTGACGGTGTTTATATTGATGCGGATGGACTGAATGAGGTAGACCTTGGAACAGGTAGCGCGTATAACCCTGAGGATGCTTTAAGATTATACTTCCAAACAGGTAGTGTAATTGGTAGGAGCTACACGCAGGATGGTGACTACAATCAAGGTAAAGTTCCTATTCAGCAGCTAACGTCAAATTCAGGTGCTAGTAAGACGCAAATGCTTATTGGTAACTATAACCATTACCTAGGAATGATTCGAGCTGTAACAGGCTTAAATGAAGCTAGAGACGGTTCTACACCCGACCCTAATTCTTTGGTTGGTGTACAAAAGTTAGCAGCGTTAAATTCTAACACAGCTACAAGGCACATTCTAGATGGTAGCCTTTATATGTATAAAACATTAGCTGAAGCTTTGACGTACAGGGTTTCTGATATACTAGAGTATGCTGACTTTAAAGATGAGTTTGTTAATCAGATAGGTAAATACAACGTGTCCATCCTAAACGAGATTAACAGTCTATACATTTATGACTTTGGAGTTTTCATTGAGGTATCTCCTGATGAAGAAGAAAAGGCTCAGCTTGAGCAGAATATACAGATGGCTTTATCTAAGGGTGATATAAACCTAGAGGACGCTATTGATATTAGAGAGATAAGAAATTTAAAGCTCGCTAATCAATTACTTAAAGTAAAGAGAATTAAGAAGCAAGAGCGTGACGAGAAGATGGCTATGCAGAAGCAGGCCATGACAGCTCAGCAACAATTAAAATCTCAAGAAATGGCGTCTCAGGTAGCTATGCAAAAGATTCAAGCAGAGAGTCAGGCTAAGATGCAGCTCAAGCAAGCTGAGATAGCTTTTGAAATTGAGAAGATGAATAATGAGGCTCAGCTTAAATCCATGCTAATGGATAAAGAGTTTAGTCTTAACATGCAGCTACGTGGTGTATCTGAGCAAGCTTTAGACCAAAGAGAATCTCAAAGAGAGGACGCTAAATCAGCTCGTATTAGTCAGCAGAACACAGAGCAGAGTAAATTAATAAATCAGCGTAAGAACAACCTACCGCCTCAGAACTTTGAATCTAATGAGGATAGTTTAGATGGGTTTGATTTAGCTGAATTTAACCCAAGGTAGTATGGCGACAAAAGGTAGAACAAAAAAGAATAAGATATGTCCTGCAGGGATTGCTTGGGCTAAAAGAACATTCGATAGATACCCTTCAGCTTATGCAAACATGGCTGCAAGCAAATATTGTAAAGACCCTAACTACGCTAAAAAATCTAAAAAGTAATGGCAGCATACGGAACTAAAAAGAAGAAGCCTAAAAAACCAAAGTACTAATGGGTGAGCTTAAGAAGTGGAGAGATGAGAAATGGGTTCGCATAGGGACTGACGGTTCTATTAAAGGAGCGTGCGGTACTAGTAAGGATAAGAAGAACCCTGATAGATGCTTACCGCTTAACAAAGCTAACAGCATGAGTAAGGCAGAACGAGCTTCAACGGCTAAGAAGAAAAAGAAGTACGGAAGAACAAAGCAGTTTGTGTCCAATACCAAGGCCGGTAAGGTGACAAGGAAAAGCGTCTAAAATATAAATAAATTTTGTTTAACTTTGCATAAAATCAAATCAAATGGAAATTAAAGTAAAAGCGTTAGACGGTGTAGAGCAGAAGTCTACATCGGAGGTGGAAGGGGAATTGCTAGAAAAGCATGAAGAGCAGTTTGAGGACTCAGCACCAACAGAAGAAACTCAGGTAATAGAAGAACCGCAAACCGAAGAGGTTGAGCAGCAAGAGCCGCAAGGCATTACCGAGGAGCAAGTTCTTTCACATATTAAAGAAAGATACAATAAGGAGATTACATCAGTAGATGAGTTGTTTGTAGAGCGAGAAGCTCAAGAAGAATTACCTGAGGATGTGGCTGCTTATTTTAAGTATAAAAAAGAAACAGGGCGAGGCATCAGTGACTATGTTAAATTACAACAGGACTTTGATGAGGTAAACCCTGAATCTTTGCTAAGAGATTATCTTAAGGCTACGGAAACAGCTCTTGACGATGACGACATTCAGTCGTTGATGGATGAGTATTCCTACGATGCAGACTTGGATGAAGAGTCGGATATTAAGAAAATCAAGGTAGCAAAGAAAAAAGCTATTGCTAAGGCTAAGAACTACTTTACCGAGCAGCAGGAGATGTACAAGCAACCACTTGAGTCAAGACAGGAAGCTATCTCTGAAAGCGAGAATGAGGAGTACAAAGCGTATAAGCAGTATTTGAATGAGGCGGCAACGCAGCAAGAGGAGACAAAAAGAAAGTCTGAGTGGTTCTCACAAAAGACTGACGAGGTTTTCAGCAATGATTTCAAAGGTTTTGATTTCAAGATTGGGGAAGACCAAATCACTTTTAATCCGGGTAGTGCAGAGGAAGTAAAGAAAGCTCAGCTATCACCAATGAATTTTGTTAACAAGTATTTGGATGATAACGGACTTATGAATGACGCTGCAGGATACCACAAAGCACTAGCCGTTGCAATGAATCCTGAGAAGTTTGCTCAATTTTTTTATGAGCAGGGTAAAGCAAACGCAACAGAGGATGTTATGAGGAAGACTAAGAATATTAATATGACAACTCGCAACGCCCCTGCTTCAACTGTTAAATCAGGAACACAGTATAAATCTTTGAGTAACGACTCAGGTCGAGGTTTAAAGATTAGAAGTATTAAAAGAAAATAATCTTAAAAAAACAAAAAAATGGCAGGTTCAGTACAGGGCACTCCGGGCTTTAATTTACAGCCGAGTGCAGAACAGGTTGCTACAAGTAGCAACTACATTACAGATTTTAACTTCTTGAATCAGTATCTACCGGATACTTACGAGAAGGAATTCGAGCGTTATGGTAACCGTACCGTAGCATCTTTCCTACGATTGGTAGGAGCAGAGATGCCAACTAACTCAGACCTTATCAAATGGGCTGAGCAAGGAAGGCTTCACACTAAATACGTAGACGTAACGACAACCGCTACAGGAGCTCAAGATACAGCTACATTTACAGTTAATGACGTTTTATCTCCGGGTTCAGGTGCTATCGCTATTCGTACCGGTCAAACTCTTATGTTTACCAACAATGCGGGTGGTCAGAACTTTAAAGCAGTTGTAACTTCTGTTGACACAGCAAACGGGACTTTCGTTGCAGCGTTCTACGATGCTTCAGTAACTTTTGCAGCAGCAACATTTACTTGTTTTGTTTACGGTTCTGAGTTCAAGAAAGGAACATTGGGTATGGAAGGTTCTTTGGAAGCTGATGACGTATTCTTTGAAAACAAACCAATTATCCTTAAAGATAAGTACGCAGTATCAGGTTCTGATATGGCTCAAATCGGATGGGTTGAGGTTACTACAGAGAACGGTGCTACAGGATACCTTTGGTACTTGAAGTCTGAGCACGAAACTCGTCTTCGTTTTGATGACTACCTAGAAACAGCTATGCTAGAAGCAATTCCTGCAGCAGTTAATTCAGGTGCTCAAGCTGCACTAGGTAATAATACTACTACAGCAGGAGCTCCAACAGGAGCAGGTTCTGAGGGTGTGTTCTACGCAGTAGAGAACAGAGGTAACGTGTGGTCAGGTGGTAACCCTAACGTATTGGGTGACTTTGACGCTGTTATCCAACGTCTTGACAAGCAAGGTTCTATTGAGGAGAACGTAATCTTCGTTGACCGTCAGTTTGGATTCGACATTGATGACATGTTAGCTGCTCAGAACTCTTACGGTGCAGGTGGTACGTCTTACGGACTATTTGACAATGACGAAGAGATGGCTCTTAACTTAGGATTCACAGGATTCCGAAGAGGGTATGACTTCTACAAGTCTGATTGGAAATACTTGAATGACCCAACTATGCGTGGTGGTTTACCATCAGGAGCAGGTTCAGGAAAAATTAACGGATTGTTAGTTCCTGCAGGTTCAACTTCAGTGTATGACCAAATCTTAGGTAAGAACGCTAAGCGTCCTTTCTTACATGTACGTTACCGTGCTTCACAAACTGAAGACCGACGTTACAAGACTTGGATTACAGGTTCAGCAGGTGGCGCAGCTACTTCTAGCTTGGATGCAATGGAGGTTAACTTCTTGTCTGAGAGAGCTGTATGTACCTTAGGTGCAAACAACTTCTTCTTATTCCAAGAGTAGTATATTAAAAAGGGAGTCCGTTATAACGGACTCTCTTTTACTTTTTTAAATTCTAATTAAATTCAAATGAAAAAAACAGTAGAGTACGTAGACAAGCAGTATAAGTTATTAGGTAGCAGTGTACCATTATCATTTATGCTCGCATCAAGAAACACAAGAAGATTTCCATTGCTATGGTTTGATGAGGAGAAAGGTGAGAACAGAGCCCTTCGATACGCAAGAAACCAAAAGAGTCCGTTTGAGGATGAGCAAGATGGGAATGCAATATTAGAGCCTATCATATTCGATGACGGCTTCCTTACAGTTCCAAAAACAAATCAGGTATTACAGAAGTTCTTAGAGATACACCCGTCTAATGGTGTTAAGTACGCTACCATTGATAAAGCTAAAGAGGCTAAGGAGATAGTAGAAGACCTTAACGTAGAGGTTGACGCATTGATTGCAGCTCGCGAGCTTTCAATAGAGCAGATAGAGGCTGTAACCCGTGTAGCTTTTGGTACAGACCCAAGCAATATCACATCGGCAGAACTTAGAAGGGATATACTTTTATTCGCTAAGCAGGACCCGCACGCATTCTTAGCGGTTGTAGGAGATGCTTCTCTTCAGATTGACTCCAAGGTTCAGTCGTTCTTTGATAAGAGCGTGTTGACGTTTAGAAACAATAAGAAGGAGGTATTCTTTAATACACCAAGCAACAAGAAGCGTATGCTGACAATACCTTTCGGTGAGGACCCGTTGTATGTGGTATCATCATATTTACAGAGCGATGAGGGGCTTGATGTCCTTGAGTTCTTAGAGAAGGTCGCAGAGACCAAGTAGTAAAAGAGGAGGCAGAAATGCTTCCTTTTTTTTTGCTATCTTTGTTTCATTATTAATCATCTAATATTTTTTTTAACGATGGCAAAATTCTTAACATTTAACAACTCAGGTCAGAGTTTTCTACTCCCTGCTGATGGTTTTATTATGGCTAAAAAATTTGATGCTACATCAACAATCTTGTACTACATCTCGGCAAACGACAAGGAACAAATAAGGCTCACACACGCGTCTCAGTCAGGTCATGAAATAGCTGACTTTATTCAAGACCAATTTATTAACTTAGCTCAAACGAATTGGAGAAATGCGGTTGTAAACATTACATCTTCATCTCCACTAACCTTAGTTGCAGAAATACGATGAAAAAGTTTTTAAAAATATACAACGACTCAGAGTCAAGGTATGTAGCTATTAATGCTGACGAAGTTAATTTTCTTTTAAGTACATCTACAACTTTAGAGTTTTTTTACAGCGTAACAGATGATTTTAAAAATAATGTAAATGTAAATTATGGTTCAGTTAATGATGAAACCAAAAGAGAGATTAAAAACGTCGTTATAACGGCATTTCAAAAATTAATGTGTAAGTCTTACTCTAAAGCAACAATAGATGTAAAGCTACCTGCAACTGTAACATCAATAGTAATACAATAATTATGGCAAAATTTTTAACAATAGATACAGGTGTTGAAGGGAAGTTTTTAATCCCTGCAGATGGTTTTGTTTTTAGTAGAAAAGAATCAGACATAAAGACATACATTTTTCTTAAAAACAACAATGTTCGTGATACTTTGGTTCTTACATACGATTCTGTAAGTGGTTTTGATGAAAACGCTTTAACTAAGTTTATTCAAGACGAGATGGTGGAGTTAGCTCAAACTCATTGGACTAATGCTGTTGTAGACATTACAGATAGAATACCTAAGCCTTATAATATAACAAACGTATCAATATTATAATTATGAAGAAGTTTTTAAATATATACAACGACGCTGATGATATGTACGTTTTGTGTAATGTATCAGACATTAAGTTTGTAACTGTTAGTGCTCTTAACCCAACAACTGAAACGCAATTGTTTTACAACTTAAAGGACTCAACCACCGACCAAATAATAATAACACATGCTGTTGACTCTTTAGGTTTGAATAGGAACGCTATTGTAGCCGCTATAAAGGAAGTGTCAAGTAAGGGTTATACTAAATCTTTTATTGAGGTTAAACTACCGATAGCGGTAACACAAATAACAAACGGATAAGACATGGCAAAATTTTTAACAGTAACAGTAAGTGGTGCAGATTACATAATTCCTCAGAATGGTTTTGTTGCAGTTTCGCAAGAGCCAACTGATAACACTAGAACAAATGTAAACTATGTTTCAGCAAACATTAGCGACCAAATTCTATTGTATCATTCGGCAGACGCAGGGAAACTTGTTCAGGATTTTTTAAAAGAAAAGTTTAAAGAGATGGCAGAAACAAATTGGACGAATGCAATAATTGACATTACCGATGACTGCCCTTTAAGTATAACATCTGTAACAATAGTTTAGATATGGAAAAGTTTTTAGAAATATACAATGACGCTGATGGTAAATACGTTTTAGTTTCAGCAAATAGAATTAAGTTTGTAGCTAAAGAAACAGGTAGCACTGTTAATACTTGGATATATTATAACGCTCAAAGCACGGATGAAGATATTGTTCAGGTAGAAACAGCAGTAACCTCTTCAGGTTATGAAGTACAAAACGAAATTATAGATGCTATTGCTAAAATTGCAAGCGAGGATTATACCAAGTCTTCTTTAAAGTTAAAACTATCTTTAGAGGTAGCTAGTATTTCAATTATTTAAAAAGAATGAAATGGCAAAATATTTAGGAATACCACTTACAGTTTCTAACGGTAATAGGATACCACTTACAGCTCAGCCCAATAAGGTTGAAAATCCAACTTTTGAAGGCACTCAGACTCCTAGTGGAGTAAATTTTGTCCTTTCTTCAGGGTGGAGGTTGAATAACTCAGGTGCGGGTGCTGCCGCTTCTTCTTCTGAGTTTACATCTGAAGGAGCTAAAATTGAATGGCCTGCGGCTAACCCTCCTTCATCAACTTATTTAAGAGCTTGGAACGTAAGCTCTGCCTCAAATTTAATTGTGTTTACAAAAGGAAAAGCGTATAAGATGACTTATACTATTAGCTCCTCTAACAATGATTCAGGCTTGAGGCTTGAAAACGGAGCTTCTATTGTTTCTTTAAATACATCCGTTGGTACTCATGAGATTAACTTTATAGCTGATATTGATATATTTACAATAATACGTAATAACAATGTTAACTCAGGAGCTACAATAGTGGTTAGTTCTGTTTACGTAAAAGAAATAGCCGCAACTGAAACACCTACGTATGGTTCGCCTGAGCTTGTTGAAAACAGTGAGTTTAATAAGGGTAATGTTGATTGGACTTTTTTAGGGACAAATCCTCCCTCAATTAATAACACTACTGATACTTTAGATTTTACAAACTCCCCGACTACTGCGGCAGCTAAAACTACCAATACAATATTAGAGCAGGGAAAAAGGTATGTAGCTACAATTGATATAGAATCAATAACTTCAGGAGGATTAGCATTGGTGTATTCTGCAGGAGCGTATTCTCCTACCTTTACATCAGCAGGCGTTTATAACTATGATTTTGTACAAGACGGAAGTTTAAATCTTGCTAGTTTAGAGTGTTATTCTAGGGATGCTTCAACAACGGCTGTGGTAAACAGTATAAAAGTAAAAGAAGTTCCTTATGTAATAGGGACTCGTGAGTTTGTTAAGAACGGCGATTTTAAAAATGGGACTACAGGTTGGGCACCATACACAAACGCATCTTTAAGTGTGCAAAATAATAAATTAGTTATAGTCCCAACTGTTGCATCTACGTCTAGAGCAACTCAAGGCTTTGACACTGAAATTGGTAAAACTTATTCAATAACAGCAAGCTTTGAAAACCCTAATTCAAGTACAGTTTTAATTGGATTATCACCAAATGAGAATGGCAGTAGTCCTACTGCTGACCAATCTACAGATTCTAGTGGGACTATTAATGTTTTTTATACAGCAACATCTTCAACTACCTATGCCTCATTAAGTAGAAACGCTAATGATACTAATCCTATATATTATAGTGATGTTTCAGTAGTAGAAATAGGATACAATTATCTACAGGTAGCTGACGGTGGGTTTAAGAAGTCAGTTAAAGAGGGTGATGTAATTTTCAATACGTCTACAAACACAGAGGGTGCTGTTAAACAGGTTATAGACAACAACGTACTATTAATGTCTAATAACAACTTCTCAACGGCAGGTGAGTTCTTTAACGTCTTCGCAGCTAATGGGGATACAAGAGGAAATCAGGTTGTACGAACAGATAAGTACATTATGTCTGAGTACGATGAGAACCCAAGTAATCCTCAGGAGTCGTCATTTTGGTACGCAGGTGGTGTGGATGCTGATAAGGTAACCCTTACTCATTTAGTTCCTGCAACGAATACGTTCTTTGTAGCGAATCTAATTGAGGATTACACTCAAAGGTTAAATGCTCAGTCAGCTACAGCAAGCAGGTTAGACATTCCTTTAGACGCATTTAGAGACCACAAGAATAGCGAGGTGCTAGTAACAACTTCTATAACACTTTCATAGTATGGCAAAGTATTTAGGGATACCGTTAACAGTTTCAAATGGGAACAAAGTGCCTCTTACAGCTCAGCCTGAGTTGGTTGACACTACTGTTACACAATCTTCAGATTGGTTTGCCGCTGCAACTTCTCCCTCAACAGCATCTATTACATCAGATGGTGGGTTAGTAAATGTAGTTTCGGGAAACTTTGCTTATGTTAGAACAAGTGTTAATAGTTTGTTTACAATTGGCAAGTCTTACACTGCAACTGTTCGATTTCAAAGGATAAGTGGTTCAGGCGGGAGCGTTGGTGTTAGGCAAACAATAGGTTCGCCTTTAGTTATTAAAAATCTTACAGGAGGAATCCAAGAGATTACTTATAATTTTACAGCTTATGTGGATGACCAACTTTACATTTTAAGAGAAGGTACGGGGGATTATAGTTTTTTAGTATCCTACGTATCCGTCAAAGAAATAGCTGCGACAGAAACACCTACTTATGGTTCGCCTGAGCTTGTTACGAATGGTGATTTTAATGATGCTAGTGATTGGTCAGGAACAAATTGGACTATAAGTGGTAACGGTAAAGCTGTTCACGCAACTACTAATACTAATTACCTTATTCAATCAATGGGGTTGGAATCAGGTAAGAAATATGCAATACAGTGGACTGTTGCAGATTACAGTTCAGGTACTTTAGGTATATCCGCCTCTAGTGGAACTAAGTCAGGTGATGACGCTGTAAGTGCTAACGGAACTTACAATACCGTTTTAGTAAGCAACGGTACAGCTCTTCAGATTTACGCTACCGGGGTAACTTCATTATCAAGCGTATCCGTAAAAGAAATTCCTTATGTAATGGGAACTCGTGAGTTTGTTAAGAACGGGGATTTTTCTGATGGCACAAATGGGTGGGATGCAACTAATGAAGCTGAGCTTAGCATTAGTAGCGGCAGACTAAGGGTGACCTCAAAAACCGCGAATTACGCATACGGGTATCAATATATTCATGTAGAGGCGGGTAAAACTTACAGATTTACAGGTGACGTGCATTATGTTTCCGGTGCTGTGGGGTGGTTGATAGTAGATGGTTTTGATGAAAATAATGTTTATCACGAATATGGAATAGTAAGTGTAAACAGTTCTACGACCACAAACTCTTTAGATATAACCTTTGTAGCCAAAACAAATTTATTTACAGTTAAAGGTCAAGTATATGATAACCCCTCCGGTTTAGCGGTTGAAATAGATAACATATCGGTAAAAGAACTTGAGTACAATTATTTACAGGTAGCTGACGGAGGATTTACTAAATCGGTTAAAGAGGGTGATGTTGTATTTAATACATCTACAGGAACTGAAGGTGTAGTTAAGGAAGTTATAGACAATAATGTACTATTGATGTCTAATGATAACTTCTCTACAGCAGATGAGTTTTTTAACGTGTTTGCCGCGAACGGTGATACGAGAGGGAATCAACTTATAAAGACAGACAACTACATAATGTCTGAGTATGATGAAAATACATCCAACCCACAAGAATCATCGTTTTGGTTTGCGGGAGGGAAGAACTCAGATAAAGTTGTTTTAACGCAACTCAACCCTGCAACCAACACATTCTTTGTAGCAGGCGTAATTGAAGAATACCTTGAGAGACTTAACAGTCAATCAGCAACAGATAGTAGATTAGATATACCACTTGATGCGTTCAGAGACCATCAGTACAACGAAATATTAACAACAACAGCTATAACACTTTCATAAAATGGCGAATTATTTAAAACTAAACAAGTCGTACATAGGTAACGACTTATTGGAAAACCCTGAGTTTAACATGCTAGGACCTGAAGAGGTGTTAAATGCAGACTTTTCTCAATCTTACCCATCAACAGTTCCTGACATTGAAGGGGTTATGTTCAACAATTGGACGGTAGAGAATGGATTAGGAGGAAGCTCTTATAGATTAGAGGCTATACCTAACGGGTATAAGCAAACGCTTATTACTTTACCTACTGCACCCGGTTCTGTGTATCTAACAAGGCTAAAGCAGGACCTTTCATCAGTTCTTGAGGTAGGTAAGGTTTATAAAATTAGCTATGAAATAAAAGGAAGTAGTAATTACATTTTTTACAATTCTGTAGCTAAACTAACTAGCCAAGATACTTTAACTTCTACACCGAATATAAGTATGGGGGATAACCAAGAAACCATTAAGGTTGAGCATGAGTTTGCGGTAACTGACTTATTAGACTCAGGCAACAACCCTGTAACTGTAGGCCAACACATATCGTTTTACATGTCAACAAACGCTCAAGTTGGTGATTGGATAGAGGTTACTAACATTACTTTAAAAGAAATAGGACAGGTTGAATATTCTCCTGACCCTTTATTTTCAAGTGCAACCAAAGACACTTCTGTAAGTGCTTTATCAGGTTGGGGTACTTGGAATACCCCTGTTTCAAATAATGTGATTTCGTCTTCAGGTAAATATGTTCTTGAAATAGTAACTAACGGGCCCACGCAAGGTGCTTGGTTATCTTTAGCTGATATACCTGATGGAATGGAGGTTAATATTAAAATAGAAAGTGTAACAGGAGATGTTGGGATTCTTCTGTTGGGTGGTGAAAATATTTTTATTCCAACAGAGTCAGGTTTTGTTGACTTTACTTTTGTTAAAAAGTCAAATATTAATTATTTATATTTTGGAGTCGATGGTGCAGGTACTACAAACTACTACAATATTACAGTTCGACCTACTAATGTGTTTGCTTATGGTTGGCAAAGAAATCCAAATGAGGCTCAAGAAGGAGTTACCTTTAGTAATAACAACGTGACTATGGCAGGTCAGTTTACTAAAATTAAAGGCCTTTCTAGTTCATACCCTTCAGGAACTGAAGTTTTGTTAAAGTTTGATGTACTCTCATTTACTGAGGGTGTAAACTTTAGAGTATCTAAAGGTGCGGGTGAAATTGAAATTAAAGATTTAAAACTCGGTGAGAATGAACTTAGGTATACTACGACAGCATCACAAACAGATGTAATAATTAGCACTAGTAATGATAGCGATGATTACGAAATAACTCTTGATTCTATGTCAGTTCAAGAGGTTAAAAACCAACCGAAGCTTATCGGGGTTGATAATGTGTCTACAGTAAGCGCACCAACAAACAGTACGGTTGTAATCAACAACGGTCTAACTGATGGGGCTGACACTATAACTATCACGTATGCAGAGGCTGACGCGAGCTCAACGGTGCAGATGAGGAACTTCTTCCAAGACGCAATCGTAGAGTCTGCTAACGCAAATAACACAGGTAAGGTAATTGAGATTAAGTCTCCTGTCCTTATCAACGACATTGTAGCATCTTAATGTTATAATGTAATAGGTTGAAAGAGGAGCTCCATAGGGGCTCTTTTTTTTTTGCGTATATTTGTGAAAAGATTTAATAATGATAGATTCAGTAAGAAGCACAGTTCTCGCTGTGTTAAATAAGAATAACTACGGGTATTTATCTCCAATGGATTTTAACCTGTACGCTTAAGCAAGCGCAGCTTGAAATATTCGAGAACTTATTTTACCAATACAATAATCAAATAAACTCAGAGAACGCTCGTAGGTCAGGTACTGACTATGCTGACATATCAAAAGGAATCCTTGAGGATATAGATTTGTTTAGCAAGGACTCAATTTTAAGCAGTAATTATGGAGCACATGCATTACCAAGCGATTATTACTTTATAAATAGAATTACAATAAGTATTAGCAATGTTGATGTTGAGGTTGAAAGAGTGTCTCAAGGCAAGATTACAGCTTTAAAAATGTCTCCTCTTACAGCCCCAAGCAATGAGTTTCCTGTATACACCCAAGAGGGTAGTATTATAGAAATTACTCCTGATTCGGGGCAAGCTACCGCAAGATATATTAGATATCCATCTGAGCCTAAGTGGACTTATACCTCCGTTGGTAATAACGTACCTATATTTAATCCAAGTGCGGGGGATTATAAAGACTTTGAGCTACCCTTTAGCTATCAAAACGAGTTGGTGAATAAGATACTTAAGTACGCAGGAGTTGAGATTCGTGAGACTATGGTAGTTGATTTTGCTAATAAACAGGAACAACAAAATAATATAGAGCAACAATAATGGCATATATATCTCAATACGAATATTACGATAACAGCGGCTCTAATCCTCAGGATAAGAATTGGGGTTCGTATCAGTACGTTAGCCTAAAGGATATAGTAACAAACTTCATGCTTATGTATCAAGGGAATCATTCCCTTGTAAATAACGAGGAGCGATACAAGATTATATTCCACGCCAAACGTGCGATTCAAGAGCTTAACTATGATGCGTTCAAGGAAATCAAGGCATTAGAGATTTCGCTGCCGGATACGGTGCGATACGTGCTTCCTTCGGACTATGTTAATTGGGTTAGGGTGTCGATGTTTGAGAATGGTGTATTATTCCCGTTAACTGAAAATATTCAAGCTACTACCGCTCAAGCATATCTTAAAGATAATAGCGGAGCTTTATTGTTTGATGAAAACGGTGAGGTGTTAAACCCTGAGTTCTCAGACTTTGACCTTGCAAGAATTAAAGGAACTAAGAAGAGTATATACCTAAACGATTCTAGCCCATTCAATGGTAGCGAAGGTTACTGCTATGACGGGGCTTGGTATTTTGACTACGCTATAGGTGCTCGTTACGGACTTAATACAGAGACCGCAAACGCTAACCCAACCTTTAGGATAGATTCTAAGGCGGGTGTTATAAACTTTGACTCTACAATGGCAGGTAAGTCTGTTATATTAGAGTACGTGTCTGATGGTATGGAAGGTGGTAATAACTCACTTATTACTGTAAACAAGTTGTTTGAGGAGTACGTGTACGCATACATTCAGTACGCTATACTTAATAGTAAGCTTGGTGTTCAGGAGTACATTGTTGCTCGAGCAAGAAAGCAAAAGTCAGCACTACTACGCAATGCTAAAATAAGAATTAGTAACATACACCCCGGTAGACTCCTAATGAATCTAAGAGGGCAATCTAAGTGGATTAAATAAATATGGCTAACTTAAAAAGGCACTTTATAGCCGGTAGGATGAATAAGTCTGTCGATGAACGGCTAGTACCTAACGGTGAGTATGTGGATGCAATGAATGTTCGCCTTGGTTCTACTGAGGAATCTGAGATAGGTTCTGTAGAATCATCAAAAGGTAACGAGCTTTTAACCGCAATCAACTTAGGTACTTACTCAGATATTCAATATGACTTAAGTGCAAACGCAAGGTGTATTGGAGCTTTTGAGGACGGTGCTAATGAAACCATATATTGGTTTATACACGATAATAATGCGTCAGATACAGGTACAAATAAAGCTGACCTTATTGTGTCTTACAATACAAATGTAAAGTCGGCGGAATATCACGTTATTAGTTTTAAAAACGATGACGACCCTACAAATACCACGTTAAACTTTAACCCGAGCTATCTTATTAGCAACGTAAACAAGGTTGGTAACTTTTTGTTTTTTACAGACAACTACAATCCACCAAGAAAAATAAATGTAAACTCAAATTACGAATACCCAACTTCAATAACGGGTAGTGATAACTTTGAGTACAATGATATATTAGTAGTTTTAGACCCACCTGCTCAAGCACCTTTGGTTACAGGTATTGACAACCCAAGTATCACTGATACTTTTATGCAGGACAGGTTTATATGCTTTGGTTACAGGTATGAGTACGCTGACGGCGAGTACTCAGCTACATCACAGTTTACCAACCCAAGCTTTTTACCTAAACCATTTGAGCTTTCGCCTGAAAGTGGTGTAAACGATGGTATGGTAAATAGTATAAACACTGCTGAGGTTACATTTTACACAGGCGGCCCTCAGGTAAAAGGCGTTGAGATATTATTTAAAGAGTCTGACTCAGGAACTATTAAGGTTATTGAGAAGCTTAACAAGCAACAGTTGAACTACTTAGACTATACGAATTATACGTATTCATTTACCGATAGTAAAATATTTACTATATTATCAGAAGGTGAGATATTGCGTTTGTATGACAACGTACCATTACTTGCTAAAACACAAACCTTAATGGGTAACCGTATTATGTATGGTAACTACATTGAGGGTTACGATTTAAAACGTGGCGGTCAAAATACTCGACTATCTTATACGGTAGATGTTAACAGTACAGATATTGGTTTTAACGCATTATCTAATAATGGGTTTAACAGTGTCGCGTACGACATTAACCCTGCAACATCAGTAACTACTCTTGGTAATGTGGTTGTAGACTTATCAAACATACAGGATAAATTAACAGCAGGCTCCGCCTTTTCATTTAGCTTTAGATTAGAACATAATAGTTTTAATGGGGCACCTACAACCTTACCTGCATCTACAAATAACAACATGGAGTTTGGGTTTACATACATACTCCCTCAAAACTTTAGCAATACAACAGAGCTTTTAAATAGCACGGACTTTCAGGATAAGTTAGGCTTATCATCTTCTATAGTGCCTATAAGTACAGCTTGTGAAAGACAGACTTTAACAGATAGATATAACTGCGCGTTGTCAGACACTCTTCAAGGGGGCTATAGTCTTTATAGCAGCGGTATTTCTGCTGTTGAACAACCTATCATTGTAGGTCCTTCATCAGGTACGGAGATGAGTCTAGTTGTTTTGGCAGCGGTATATACAAACGACCCTGCTCAACCTGTTATAGGTAACTTAGCTTTTGAGTATTTTGATATAGCTGAGGCTGAGTTTTCTTTTCAGCAAGAACCAAGCTCAGCGAGCCTTCATAGTAACAGAGGGTACGAGGTAGGTATTGTTTATATGGATGAGTTTAACAGAGCTACAACAGCTTTGGTAAGTGAGTCGAATACAGTTTATATCCCCTGCTCAGCAAGTCCGACTAAAAATGAGGTGGTTGTAAATATACCCCCATCTCAGTTAGCTCCTGACTTTGCTAAGAGATATAAGTTTGTAATAAAACCTGACGGTGAGCAGTACGAAACTATTTACTCAAACATTTACTTTAAAGACTCTGAAAGCGATTTCACATACTTCTTATTGGAAGGTGAGAACATTGCTAAGGTTGAAGAGGGTGATAGATATATCGTAAAACGAGACTCAACAGGGCCGTTGAGGAGCTGTGCTCAAGCAACTGTATTGGAAAAGAAAGCTCAGGCAGAGGATTTTATAACGGTTTTTGATTCAGGTGGAGATAATGTAACAGTTCCCGCAGGAACTTATATGAAGATGATGACCACTAACTTTGTAGCAGGCTCATCAAGTTCTTCGTTCAATCAATCAGGTATTCAATCATCTGAGCAAAACGTGCCTAGCACAATCACGTATCTTCAGTATGATGGGTTTAGCACACCTGCTTCAGGTGGTGGTAGCCCATACTCAAATACTCTTATACCAAGAGGGTCTAGAATTAATATTAGTATTGATTGGTATAGAGCAGGAACTAACTATATAGGAGATAGAAATTGTAACAAGTTAGAATACAACTTCACAGCTAATGTTGAAGCTTCTCAAGAATACACAGATATTATAGGCTTGTGGAACGGTGAGAATGTATCAGACTTATTGCCTAATGATTTTGTTTACAACTCAACATTACTTACCACTCCTGCGGAAATAATTGCATTTGAACAAAGCGGAACCTCTTCAACTAGAAGGTTGCAGTGGTTTGAAAACGCAGCTGATAACCAAATAAAACTTTTAATTAGTGGCTATCAATCTTGTGCAAGCGGTACTACTTCAAGTATTACCTCTAACTTTCAAATATTTATAGCAGGAGAGACTAATCTTATTGTTTTTGAAACCGAACCTACAGATGCTTTACCTGACGTTTGGTATGAGGGTCAAGACTCGTATCCAATTGATACAGTTACAGGATACCACTTGGATGGTGGTAACTTTGCTGACCCTGATGACCAAGACCAAAGCGCAACAGAGCCTGCTATATTACACCTTAAGTTTTCTAACTGCTACGCTTTTGGTAACGGTGTAGAGAGTTATACCGTTAGAGATTCTGTAAAAGGAAGAGCTATGAGTTTGGGTAATCGGGTAACTACAGTTTCAGAGCAGGACTACAAAAGAGCTCATAGAAGCAGTGATATTACTTACAGTGGTATATACAACGATGAGACGAACTTAAATAGATTAAACGAGTTCAACTTAGGGTTAGCTAACTTTAAGGCGTTAGAAGACTCCTTTGGCCCTATAAACAAACTATTTGCTCGTGAAACAAATATACTCGCGCTTCAGGAAGATAAAATATCTTACGTTCTTTCGGGTACAAATTTATTGTCAGACGCAAGTGGTGGTGGTGTTTTAACGTCTGTACCTGAGGTGTTAGGAAAGCAGATAGCTAGAATAGAAGACTATGGTATTAGTGATAATACTGAGAGCTTTGCCTCGTATGGTAGCAGTAAGTTCTTTACAGACGCTAAGCGAGGTGCTGTTATACAGTTAAAAGGCGACGGCCCATCAGAAAGTCTTAATGTTATTTCAGAGCTTGGAATGCGCAGTTGGTTTAGAGACTTATTTACTGATAGCTTTGAAACTCAAAAGCTTGGCGGTTATGACCCTTACATGAATGAGTATGTTTTATCTAACAACGACATACTACTCCCTAAAGAAGATGAGTGTATTCCTTGTGGTCAAAGGCAAACTTTTTCATTAAAGCCTAGCGGAACTAAATCTTTTTGTGTAGACTTGTTAACAACGCTTGGCGAGGTTCCATTTATTTTTTCTGCAGGAGCTGATGAATTTACGGTATCAATAAATTGGGATGGCAGCACTAACATATACCCAAGCATAACAGGTAATGAAACTAGAACTCTTAATAAAGATAAGACAACCCCAACAAAAGCATTAATATCTATACAAAATAATAGTTCGGAAAATGATGCAACTATTGATTTAACTTCAGGGTGTCCTACGGGTACTGAATTAAAAGTAAGGACTATTGTTCTTACAAACAACTCTGATTCAAATAAAATTTTAAATTGTTTTTATAGTTACAATGGGGGCAGTGCTGAAGTATTTAGCCCTAATAACATTGTTACTTTCCAAAACAATCCTAATACATTAATATTTGCGTCTTCTTACGAAACTTACACAGGAGACCAAGGGCAGGGCTCAATACCTGTAAAAGGAAATGATGTTACTATAAGAACATCTGCGCACGCTTCAACTTTCTATAACTTAAATAATAAAGACAGGTTTTTGTGGTTAAATACTAATACAGACTACGCAAATACGTCAGCAGATTTATTTAGTTTAGTTACCGCAGCAAACTCTCTGACACCAAATAATAATGGTGCAAATGAGTTTAGTGCTACATTTACCCTTCCAAGTTCTGTATATGATTATATTTATTTAATATGGGATTTAAGAAGAGAAGACTCTTCATTTTTATGTGAACAAGCGGGTGAACAAACAGTTCCTAACCTTGAAGAGGTTTGCTGTGCTTGTGGGTGTGAAGATGGTTCAGGTAGCTCTATTCCAACTGAATATACAATTACAAACTCAGGAAGCACGACTTTAACTTTAACATACAATGGTGGTTCTACGTTAAGTATTTTAGGTAATACGGTAACAGACTTCTGCTCATCGACTACACCAACATATACACCTACAACTGCGTCAGGTGTTTTAATAACCGCTAAATCTTGTGATTGCTAATGGCTAAATTTGGACAATACTATATAGATGGAGATAACTTAGGAAACGCAACCGCTGTATTTTCTAATGAAAAAATGACTACACTAGCACCTGAAGGGTACTACTCAGAAGGTAATATAACTAGATATTTTAACACTACAGGTAAAGGTCCTGAGTTAATTAAAAATGGTAATTTTAACCTTGGAATTAATTCATGGGCTACTATTCCTTTAGGGAACGGTAACTTTACACCGGGTCAAGTTGTTATAACTACAGGAGGAGCTCCGGGACAAACCAAGTTGTTTAATATTCCCGGTCAAGAGACTTTAAATTTATTCCCTACAGGTCAAGTAGAGTTTTATTTTGAATACGCCGTTTCAGCAACAACAGGTAATCCAACCCTTCAATACTTTGATGGGACTAATTTTATAAACACAGACACAAGTGCTAGTGAAGAGATTTTATTTACATCTACAAATACTATAAATGACTTTCAAATAAACATTGCTAGCAGCACTGCTACAGACACAATAACTATAACCAACCTTTCTTTTAGACAAAAAATTCCAATTGGATTAAGTGGTAACCTTGACTGCCCTTTATGTACTGTAGACTGCGCAGTTCAACCATTAATTACTACTCCTAATAATGCAGCGGGTATAGCTAATATAAACACCAAGTTTGGAAGTGCGACGGGTGCAATAAAAGTAACGGTTAACACAAGTAAACCTATAGGTCTTTTTCTTAAAAATCAAACATCCTCCAACACATATAATGAGTTTGTAGATGCAAACGATGGTCTTAATGTAACCGCAGACCCATCTGCTGTAAGTTATTATTATGGTGGTGGCTATACAGATACTTGTACCAATTGGGATAACAACGTATTAAGCAACCCTCCTGTCTTTGAGTATAATGTAAATACAGGCGGGTTTGACTTTGTTGGTAACAACCCTACGTCTAGCACGTCTAATAAAGTTTCTGTAGGCTCTGATAAATTTTTATCTTTAGTTAATTATATCCCTAAAGCTTTTGTTACTGATTTTGTTTTAGAAGGTGAGTTTGCGTTTCCTTGTGGTGGGGATGAGGATGCAAGTAATTACGCAAACATTCAAATATCTTGCCCTTCACCACTACCGTCAGTAAATTGGTTAAACCTTAGTTTTACAAGTCATGCAGATGCATGCAGTTCCAATATTGGTCCTGAACTAGCTACAAATGGTAGTTTCGGAAGTGCTAGTGATTGGTCTGATACAGGAAATTGGACTATAAACTCAGGTTTAGCTAAGCATACTGCTTCCGGAAACAATTTACTATATCAAAACATGGGACTTGTTTCAGGGAAAAGCTATCAGGTACAATGGGTTGTAGATTACAATACGTCAGGAACTGTTGGTATATATGAAGGTTCATACGGTACTGTAACGGGTGATAATCATGTGTCTAGTGCAGGAACTTATAATTCGGTTCTCTTAAGTACAGACCCTCTTTTTGTGTTTTACTCTTATGGGGTTTGCGGTATAGATAGTGTTTCTGTAAAAGAAATTATTAGTTCAACTCCTCTAAATACCGGTACAATGTATATAGGTCGAGTTAGTACAAGTGCAGGTCGAAATAATATTGAGATTAACGATTTAATTTATCATACTTCATCCGCAGAAGGTGGTCTTAGTATTGGCTACTATAAAGTTGCAGGCTCTGATGTTGGTTCAGCGGCAGTTAATTCTACAGTAAAAGTAGTGGATAGAGTAGTAACAGAAATACAAGATTGTTAATATGGCAAATTACACACTAACATACAGCGAAGGTTCAAAAGGGTTTCCTTCTTTTTACAGCTACTACCCTGATTACATGATTGGGATGAATAATTATTTTTACACGTTTAAAGGCGGTCAAATGTATAGGCATAATACCAACGACATTCATAACAGGTATTATGAAACTACTCATAGTTCAATAATTAAAACTGTAATAAATCAAGCCCCACTACAGAATAAGCTATTTAAAACAATTAACTTAGAGTCTACTGATGCTTGGATGACTGATATTTTAACTGACGTTAACTCTCAGTTAGGCAAGATACCTTCCGATGAGTTTGTGAAAAAAGAAGGTAATTACTTTGGCTATGTACGGAATCAAGGGGTGAGTAATACTCAAGCTGTTATATCGAATTCTGATTTAAACTCAAGAACTGTTGGTGGTTTAGGTGTTCCATACACTCAAAATGCAGGTAGCATGAAGTTTTATCTTTCAGAGACGAGTCTTAGTATTGGGGATTACATATATAGGTATGATAGTTTTCCCAACTCTCTGATATTTGTAGGTAAGGTTACGAATCTTGTTTATTCAACTCTATCTCCAAATAATACTTCAGTTTTAACCGTTACGCATAACGGAACCACCGTTTCTTCCGGCACGTCTATAATGTACGCTAAGGATACCGCGGCTGAGTCAATGGGTGTTATGGGTCATTATGCTGAGGTAACTTTAACACTTCCAAGTACAGTAACAGGCCCTAGTGAGCTTTTTGCTATTGAATCTGAAACAATGAAAAGCTATCCTTAAATTTTAGTATCTTTGTTGTTATATGATATTTAGCACAAAAGCACTACGAGCCGAAGATTATGACAACACCTTAGTAGGGTGGTGGAACGATTGGGGAGGTCAAGCTCCAAGTAAGGAGTTTCTTCCTGAGGATGGATTGTCAGGGTTAATGATTTGGGATGAGGATACACCTATATGTGCAGGTTTTTTGTATGACACCAACTCAAAGATAGCATGGATAGATTGGATTATATCCAATAAGAATTATAGAAAGAAGCCACACCGCAATAACGCTATTAACTACTTATTAGATAGCTTGATTGGTGTAGCACAGAGTATGGATAAGAAATATATTTTTGCAAACAACAACAACCCTTTACTCGTAAATCATTTTGTGGGTAAGGGATTTAGTGTTGGGGCTAAAAATCAAACAGAATTACTTTTAAAAATATAACTATGGGAGTAGAATTAGCTGCTATGTCAGGTTTAGTTTCAGCGGGAATGTCTTTCTCGCAAGCCTCTAAAGCAAGAAAGGAAAGGGAACAAGCTCAAAATCTAGCTGACGAAGCTTTTGCTGAGGCAAGAGAACAACTAGAGGTTAACTACTTAGAGGAGCTTAGTATAAGTAAAGAGCCATACGAAAGACAACGTGAAGCCCTTGCTCAGCAAGCTGCTCAAGCAATTGAAGTAGGCCGAGAGGGTGACCCTAGACTAGCCGCAGCTACTGCAGGTAGAGTTCTTGGTCAGGCTCAGAAGGCGGAGCAAGCAATTACTACTCAACAAACCCAAGACCTTGAGACTTTAGAGAGAGCTGTAGCTGATGAAGAAAAAGCTTTGGCTTCAAAAAGGGCTGAGCTTGATTTAGCTCAAGCTGAAGGGGCGGGTATAGCTGCTGCTGAAGCTGCTAATTTAGAGGCCACCTCTATGCAGTCTGCAACCCAAGGATTAGTTGATACAGGTATGGGGTTGTACGAGATGTCTGAGTTATACCCTCAGCAAAAACTCGCAGGTGTAACGGGAACTAATCAGGGACGCGTAAAGGGTGCTCAAGGTAAAATTAGATAATAATGGCAAAGTCGTATTATAAGTTTGATAAACGCCCTGACAAAGTAACTGTAGATTGGGGTGCTATAAGTAAAGATTTTTCTACTCGATTATCTAAAGAAAGAAATCGTAGAGAGGATTTAAAGTCTGAGATTGCAGAGGATACTAAGAAGTATTTACGCACAGTGCAAGACACACCTCAGGGTCAGAACCAATCAGCTAATGATAGGATGGCTTCTTTTGCTGAAGCTGCAACAAAAACAAGATTGATGCAGGAGCAGAAGCTTAAAAGCGGAGAGCTTAAGCTTAGGGATTACTATGCTCAGAAAGCTAACCTTGAGCAAGGAACAACTGACCTGTTTGAGGTTGCTAAAAATTTCAACACCAACTTTGAGAAGAACATGCAGAGGGCTAATACCAACGCATCTCAGGTTGAGATATGGAATAATGGTAGGATGCAAGACTTTGCTAACCCTGCTCAGTCACAGATTATCGTAGACCCTGAGACCGGCGAGGTTTTAGTAGCTAAGATTGTAGACGGAGTTCCGTCTAAGACAGACATAGCTTCAGTGTTTAGTTTAAAGAGTGGTGTTAACCAAGAGATTGATAGGGTTGATGTAAAGGATTGGGCAAGTAAAACACTTGACACTTATAAGGAAGACTTTCAACAAGTTTTTGCAAGTGGTGGTTCAGTTACATCAAAATTAAATAACCCTAAGTTTAAAAAAGCAATTGATAAAGATGTTGCTGCTAAATTAAAGACAGGTAGTTATACGGCTGCGAGTGTGTTGGCAGACAATACAGATAAAGAGTACACGTTCTCTACAGACGAGAAAGATAGAGGTAAGGACGGCGTTATAATGATGATACCAAACCCTAAGAACCCAAGCAGTGGTGTATTGATTCCTGACCTAACAGAGGCACAGGAGAAGGAAGCTGCTAAGGTTCTTAAAGATTCAATACTTGGTAGATTAGGACGTAAAGAAACACCCGCACCTAAGGTAACTAAAAGTGACATTGAGGTTGCTAGCATTCAGGACAGGACTGCTAACTACAAGAAAGATATTACAGACGTTATTGTTTTAGGTGGGGACGATTTTTCGGAGTCGGCTGAAAGATTAATCACAAGGTACAATAAGGATTCAAAAAAGGGTGAGGATATAATTTTATCTATAGATAAAGCAGAGGACTCTATACTTATTGAATATGAAAACGAAGATGGTGGCACACGACTTGAAACGATTGATATTACAGGAAAATCATCTCAACAATTAGCCGCTGACCTTTCGGACAAACTAAAACCTAGAAATATTAATATACCATCAGAAAGATTTGCTGAGCTTGAGATTAACCTTGAGCCGGGAAGAGGTGAGAGAGGTAAGGTAATGGAGAAAGCAACACCTATATTGCAAGATTACTTTTTATTAGCAGATGGTGCTAATATAAAGGTAGATGAAGCTTTTAGTGGTCAAGAAGCTGAGAAAGCTGTTGAGTTGACTAACGAGTTACTCTCTAGGAACTTCTCTAACCTAAGAACCTCCACTGAAGAAATTGCCGGAACTAAAAATATTTTATTGAAAATAGGTGACCTTGAGATTAAGGTAGGTTACAATAGTGATAACACTAGAGCATACCTAAACGACTTGCAAGAAATATTTGATGCAGTTAGAAGCGGAGACACTGAAGGCCTTAAAGATAAGTACGAAGTAGTTGTAGAGTATGGTGGAAGCAGGTCTGATGTGAGAAAAAGAGAATTGGAACGACAAGGCAAGAATCAGGATACATCCAAGAAAGTAGACTACAGTAACTTATAGTAAAAGATAAACATAATGAACGAGCAGGTATTAAAAGATTTATACGATAGAGCTGTATCTAAAGGTTATCAAAAATCTATTGAAGAGTTTAATGCGTTACTACAAAGTAATGAGAATGTATTAGCCGACAACTATGGTTACGTGCAAGAGAAGGGATACCAAAAGTCTCTTGAAGATTTCTCTGTTTTAGTAGGAGTAAAAAAAAAAGAAGATTCGGTTTCAGTTTCTCAGCAGGTCGTTACGGATTCTACTATACCACAGCAGCAGGAAGAGGTTATTTCTTCGGAGTCTATCACACTTGAAGAACCTTCTGAATATACTGTTGTACAGGATGCAGAACCAAGTAGAAGGTATCAGGGTGATAAACCGATTTCATTAGAGAAGTCTACCGCTATTGAGAGAGTGTTCGGTAAGAACGAACTTACCGATTTGTTTGGTGACATCTATAGAGCAGGTGCAGCAGGTCAAGCCCAAGGTGGTTCTGTTGACGAGGCTTTAGAGTTGTTTGCAAAAGGTTCTGACGTTTCAGATGATGACATCCAAGAATTTATTGCTGCACAAAAACGCATGCAATCTATGGGTGAGTCTGATGAGATGCGTGATTTCCAAGAAATTTATCAAGAGAATGGTGGCGGTTGGCTAGGCTTTGTAAAAGGTGTGGCTAAAAACCCTACCGTTATACCACAGTTATTCGTATCGTCAGTTAGTGCTATGGCTACCCCTGCAGTCCTTGCGGGTGCAGCAGGTGGTGCAGCAGGTGGTGCTTTAGTTGGTGGGCCTGCCGGAGCTTTAATAGGTGCTATGGGTATGGCCGGTACTACGCTTGAGACAGGTCTTACTTACGCTGAGCTACTACAAGAGCAGCTTGGTGACAAGCCTATGACCACTGAGAATATAAGAGCTGTATTAGGAGACAAGGAAGCGATGGATGAGATTCGCTTTAAAGCTGTAGGGCGTGGTCTTACAATTGGTACTATTGATGCTATCACGGGTGGTCTTGCAGGTAAGCTTACTACTAGCGTTGTAAAATCTACAGGTCGAAAACTTTTAGGTGCTACCGCAGGTGGTACTGTCGAGGCTGTAGGTGGTTCTGCGGGTGAGGTTGCAGGTAGATTGGTTGCGGGTCAAGAGATGGACGTTGCTGAGATTGGTTTTGAAGGTATTGCCGGTACAGCCACAGCCCCACTGACTGTAGGTTATGGTCTTTACAAAGCCCCTAAATACCATATAAATGGTAAGGATAAAAACGCTGCAGTATCAGGTCCTGATATGGCTAGGTTTATTAGAGAGGCTAACCCTAACGATTTAATTAAGGCTGAGGTTAACATTGTTAACGACGATGTGCTGCAGGCTGAGTATACAAAGAAATACCAAGAGGCTGTAACTAAGAGAGATATATCTGAGGCTGACCCTGAGATGAACCAACCTACGCTTGACGCTATCACAGAGCTTCAGGTAGAGTTGAATAACCTTAAGGGTAAAGACAATCAGGTAGCTAAGGATAGAGCTAAGGTTATAAGAGAGGAGATAAAGAATCTTCAAGAGAACCCATTAACAGAAGAAACAGATGCCATTCAAGAGCCAAGCGCAGAGACGGTGGATGTACAAGAACAAACCGGAGTTAGCGAAGGAGTTCGAGAAGGAGACACCGACATCACAGCAGTTACCGAAGAGGTTACACAAGAAGAAGTACAAGAACAAGATGTCTCTCCGGAGCTACAGAGCGAGGTAGACAAAGCTATTGCAGACGAGCAGTTAGACTTAACTGAGTTAGACCAAGCTATTACTGAAGAGGCGGCCACTGAACAGGCGGTTACTGAGGAGTCTATCGCTGAGGAAGTTGCACCTGAAGAGGTGGTTACCGAAGATGCTGTTGCTGAAGATGCTGTTACTGAAGTATCTATATCTAATAAAGAACAGGTTAACAACCTTATTGATAAAGTTGATTCTAATAAACAGCAAATAATAAATAGTGCAGTCAAAGCTGTTAATACCTTAAAGTCTGTATTACCTAACTTTGATATTATAATACACGACACCACTGATAGCTATAATTCTAAGATGGCTAAGGTTAATGGTAATGAAAATTCTCGTGGCAGCTTCTCTTATTCAATTAACGAGAACGGAGACTTTGTAGGTAGCATAGATATTAACTTAACTAATGCTAGGGTTAGAACGGTTGCTCATGAAGTGACTCATGCTGTTTTACTAAAATCATTTGGTGAAGCCCCTGCTACATTTTCAAAATTTAAGAATAAAATATCGCAGATAATTAAATCAGATGACAACGTAGCTCTTCAAGAGTTTGCTGATTTATACGATAGAGATGTAGCTCCTGAGGAATATATTACAGAGCTTACTGCAATGCTTGCTGAGAAGGGGACTAAGATAAGCCCGTCTACATTACAAAAAATTGGAGCATTAATAAACGAATTAGTGTCTAAGATTACTAATGGTAAATTAAAACCATTTGAAGAACTGTCTAACATCAATGAGTTAGCTGATTTCTTTAACACCGTCTCTCAAGCAATAGCTGAGGGGGATGTGATTGACTCTGACGGCGTTACTGAGAAAATAAATGTAGACGCTACACCTAACGAAACAGAGGTTGATACCGGCAGCTTAACGTCTAAGTCAAGTTTAATTCAAGACTTAGGGCTTACTAGGTTTAAAGAGATGTCTTCAAGAATAAAGACGGGCGTCACCATAAAAGATGTTGGAGAAGTAGAGTCTCATTTAACTTTCGCAGATAGATTAGTTACAGGTAAGGTTGGGACTGAAGATTATTTAGGCGGTATATTATTCGCCGCAGCGACAGGTAATGTTTGGGCCTCTTTTAAGCTAGGGAAAGTTAATTCTATAATCAAAGGAATGCCTAAAAATAAAGACGGCTTCCGATACTTAATGCCCGCTCTTCTTACTGAGTCATCGCACATGTCTAACAAGAACATGGTTATGACATCGTTAAAATTAATGAATGATTCCATAAAAAATAAATCTATATCGGCAAAGGACGCTAACGCTAGAATATCAAAAGCTTTAAATAAAAAATCTTTAGTAGAGTTAAAAGAGGTTTATGATTCAGAGATGAAGGGTAAATCTGTTAATGAAAAGAATGTAAGTGATTCAGTAAACAAGGCGGTCTTAGGCTCTAAATCCACATTTGATTTACGTAAATCATTCTTAGGCTCACTACTTGGTGAAGCTAATATAAGAACCGCTTTAAAATTTGGGGACTTACCTTCATACTCAGAGCTTGCTAACGGATTGGCTGAGCCTATTACTAATGGCCATGATTATGGGGACGTTCTTTTAACTATTAAAACTGATGGGGATTTAGTTGCGGTTCAACCTAAGGAAGGTGATGTGGATTACCACCCATCGTACCCTTGGGTTATACGTTCAGTTATGCCTGATGGTAGCAAAGCTAAAGTTGAAACTTTAATATTTAAAAATTCTTATAGTGCTGTTGATTTATTTCCTCAAGTAACGAATAAGAAGGGGCAAACACTTACCTACGATGACTATATAGCTAAGTATGGTAAAGAAAGAGCTAAGTCAAGATACCTTGGTTACATAGGAGGGGGTGTCTTGAGTACATCCTTAACTGAGGTTGTTAAGACTGATGTTAAGAGTAAGTCAAAAATAAAATCAAAGGCACAAAAGAAAGCAGAAACCTCTAGTAAGGGTAAGGTAAAATCATTCGTTGAGAAAGCTCGTGGGTTAGGTTACTCAGATGCAGCTATCAGTGCATTGCTTACACAGAGAGGTGTAAAGCCTGAGTTGGTTGCCGAGATTGTTACTACTGAGAAGACCGCAGCTCCAAAGCCTAAGCTTACAGAAGAGTTAGCTCCGGGACTTAAAAGGTTGATGAAAAGAATGCAAGAGTTTAAAAGTGCTGACGCAGCCATCAGTGCTCTTAAGAAGTCTGCATTATATAAAAGAGCTACTGACAACATTAAAGAGCAGTTAGTTAGAGATGTACGTAAGCAGTTTGGTTTAAAAGAAAAGACAGCACCTACACCAAGTAAGTTGCTTGGAGTTATAAGAGATGTTAAGAAAGTAACTCTTAAGGAAACTGAGCTCTTAAAGATTAGGTTGCAAGAGGCTGTTAAGGCTGCGAAGGATGCTAAGAATTTTATAGCTGATACGCAGCAAGCTTTATCCGCTGAGGTTGACGCTTTAATTAAGAAAGGTACTCTTACTCAAAAGCAAGCATCTGCTATATTGAAAAAGTTTGCTAAGACTGACGTAACTAAATCTAAGTCTGTAGACGCTTTCACTGAGTATGTAGCTAAAGTATTCAACGACTCAGAGGGAAAGTACAAGAAGGGTGTTATAAAACAAATACTAACATTTGTAGATAAAAAATCAGAGAAAGCTATCACTGACAGTAATAAAGCTAGAGGTAAAGGGTTAGATGCGCAAGGACAGCAGTTTTTTGCTGCAGCTAAAAGAGTTCTTAAGAGAATCCTTGAGGACGACTTTGACGCTGAATCAATAGAGAAGAAGTTCTTCCCTGATATTGATGATGTGCTATCCAAGGAAGGAAAGCTTACGGTTAAAGAGCAAAACCAACTTGATGCTTACATTGCTTTTGAATCATTCAAAGGCATAGAAGACATGAGTGTTCAAGAAGTTGAAGCACTATTAAAAGATTTAAAGGAAACTCGTTCTGAATCAATATCTAGGTTAAAAGAAAAACTTGAGGCTGAGAAGGCTGAGGTGAAGGCTCTTAGAGATGAGGCTGACTCTAATATACAGCAAGGATACTCAGCTCTTTACAATGAGGACGGTTCACCACTGACTGAAGAGCAGCTTAGAGCTCGTCAGAATGAAAGATATAATGCGTTGATGAGTGGTCAGCTAGGTAAAGCTTTCAAGCTTTATGTGTCTGAGTTTCCTTTAACCAAGCCGGGTAAATTCTTAACAGGTATAGCTAATAACTTAAAGCACTTAGGTACTCTAACAAATGGATTGGACAAGGTTGGTAAGTTCTTTACTAAGAATGTATACGAATCCCTTAACGCCATGGAGAGTTTGTATGCTAAAGGATTACAGAGTACTCGTACTAAGATGGATGAGATAGCTAGCTCCATAGATGGTATTAAGAACTATAAAGACATTCAAAGTAAACTAGCTTCAGGAGCTCACAAGATTGATGGTATCACCACGGGTGAGGGTAAGTCTTTAGGAACTAATCTTTTTAATGCAGACCAATTGATGAGAGTGTACGCTCTTAGTAAGAACGATGTTCAAAGAGAGAAGCTTAAAAAGCAAGGGTTTACTGATGAGAAGTTAAAGCAAATTGAAAGCATCCTTGGTAAGGATGTTGTAGAATTTACGGACAAGGTGGTAGAGTATTTAAGTACGGAGTACTTTGAGCAAACCAATGATGTATACTCTGATGTAAATAACGTAAACTTAAGCTACATAGAGAACTACTTTCCTACTCAGACAATAAAAACTAAGGTTGACTCTAAACTTTTAGATGAAGGAGATTTTAACGGTGTGTTTAACGCTCAAGTAGCTCCTGCATTAAAGGAGAGGGTTGATTTGACGGGTGATGTATCTATACTTAACGCCGACTTTACAACTACCTTAGAGAGTCATTTTGAAACTATAGAGCGATACAAGTCCTACGCTAAAGGTGTTAAAAAACTGAACGCAATATTCAAGTTTAAGTCGGTTGATACGCTACTAGAACAAACAGGTTTAGGTAAAGTGGTTAGGAACTCTGTTAACTACGCAGTGAATCCTAATGGTGGGCAGCAAGCAATACAGCCTACCATTATAGATAAGCTTATGACGAAGTACACAGGCTTTGCGCTAGCCTTTAAGTTAGCTCAGGTCGTGAAGCAGTCAACATCTTTTGTCAACGCGTTTGAAGACTACTCATACAGAGGTAAAGGTAAAAGTAAAGTACCGGGGTTAGACCTTGTAATGTTTATGATGGAGGCTGCTTATACAGCGGCAACCCTTCCAATACAGATTCAGAAAGCGTACAACATGTCTCCTATGTTTAAGGAGCGTGTTAAAAAAGGTTTAGAGGGAGATGTATTTGGTTTAGAGACAGGTTCTGTTACCTTCAAGCCAATCGGTAAATCTAACACCATGTGGGGTAAAGCTGTTAGAGCTTTCAAAACAGGTGCAGGTTCACCTACAGTGCTTGGTGATATTCTCGGTGTGATGGGTTATATGATTAACTACAACCGAGACATTGCGAATGGTATGAGTGAGGCTGATGCTCTGAAGAAGTTTGAGAACTATAATGCTACTCAGCAATCTCGTAGAGCGACTGAGAAGATTCCTTTGCAGATGAATAGTAACTCTTTAGTTAGGGGCTTTACAATGTTTGGTAGCACACTATTTTTGCAGATGAACAAAGTTATGCAAGGCTTTACAAACGTAATGAGCTCAGCATCTAAAGGTAATATACCTACAGCTAAAGATACTAGAGCTATTATATTAAACCTTGGTGTAGCCAACGTAATGTTTGCTCTTGCAGCGAACTTAGCGAAGTTTATTAAGGGAGATGATGAGGATAGAGATGAGGCTTTACTTAGAATGAAGGACGCTATGATGGGTTTAAATCTTATCTATCAAGTGCCTTACTTTGGAGCAGCTATAGAGTCTGCGGTAAATAAATCAAGAGGTATTCATAGACCTGCCGACGTAGCTGTAAACCCATTCAACTCTATAATAAGGAAGGTTAAGAAGTTGTCTAAGGACGGTAAGCCTATCGAGGCCGCTACTCGTGTTGCCGTGGAACTTACTATAGGAGCTCAGGTTGACCCGTTTGTTGGTTTGTTTAACGGATTTACTGAAGGGTTTGATGAGGGTGTAATGTATGATATTCTTGGTGTGAGTTCCTCTTACCGACCTGCAAAACAAACTGAGAGCAAGAAGGGTATAAGTAAATCCGCTTTGAAGAAGGCTAACCCTAGGGCTTACCAAAGATTATATGGCCCGGGCTCAGCTTACTATAAGCAACAGCAAAGAATTAAAGAGCTGAAGAGAAGACAAGGTAAATAAAAAAAAGGGGAGTCCGTTATAACGGATTCCCCTTTTAGATTAAGCAATAAATTCCGTAAAGAATTACTGCGTTAATTATTAGTACGACTATAAAGTCTTTTATCTTACCATCAGAATCTGACATACTTGAATCCTTTTTGTTGTTCGTAATAAATCATTAACTCCTCATCATTGAATGAGTTCTCTCTTGGCTTTCTACCACCCCACTTAACGCTACCCTGTATCTCTGATACCTTAGCGTAGATGATTCCATCCTCACACGCCCATATCATCACAGGGTTTAACCTTTTGTCGCATAGCTTGACAATCTTTCGTGCTGCCACAGGGAGCGGATAAGCGTCTTTAAGAGCTCTTAATCTTCCTTTGACCTCCACGTAAGCGATAAGGTTGTTAGAGCTGTCAAACACTCTGTAATCAATGTCATTTGGGCCGAGCTTCTTATATGAGCCACCAAATATCCCAACGAATTTTTCAATCGCTTTCTTCTCTCGTGTTAAGTCTGACTTGTTTTCAAATCTCATAGCTCCATTAGGCAGTTTATAGCAGTATGCCCACCGAATACAACACCGCACCCGATAGCTTGCTTCTTAAAGTTCTTAGCGTATGCAGCAGCGTAACTCTTACCGTCAACACCGCAGCCTACTTGCATTCCAAATATCCTAAAGTTTCTACCAACCATCCACTCGCAGTACGCCTGCGTATGTATGTGGCCTTGAACCGTAGACATCATATCGTTCTTAGACTTTGTCCTTGCAGTACCACCCTCACCGTGCACGTACTGTACGTTGTCGTACACAACTCTGTCCTGCCAATTCCACTTCGTTCCAAGTACGTCGTTGTAACTCTTTATCCACCTCTGTGGTATCTGAGAGTCAAAAGCTTTACGCATAATAATCCTATCGTGGTTTCCTATAAGAACGTCCGCAACAGGGAATGCTTCATTCCACTTCTTAACCTCCTCGATTGCGTAGTCCAACTCATCACCACCACCCATTCCATCGGGGTCGCTAGTATGGAATGAGGAGTAGTGATTGTCAATAATGTCACCGATGAAAATGACTTGATTGCAGTTGTATTTAGCGTATGTCTCCTTGCAGAAATCAAGGTAACCATCAAGGACAAAAGGAGCATGAACATCCCCGATAACGAGAATCCTACGCTCCTTC